GTTTTTCTGCAACAAATCTTCTTCATAAAAGTTCCTCCTTTTGATCCGGTGCCCTTTCGGGCTGCTTCACTGTTCAGGTGGGCCACCCCGTCACGGTGGCCGTGGGGAAATCCTGTACCGACACAGCGGAAATCTGCATGGGGCCGCTCCATGTCAGGGGCCTTGTAAATCCCTGCACCAGATGCCGCTCCACCGGAGACCCCGGCTTGTCGCTCCGCACGATGGAAATGAGTTCATTCTCGTTTAGGTGCATGATCTGACTGCACGAAACCGAGACGGACTTTTGCAGTGCCGCGGACCGTTTCAGTTTCCATACAGCCAAGTCCTCGCACTGTCTTTTCGTGGAATATCCCGCCGCCCGGTGGCGCACGGTTTTGCGTCCAATCCGACTTACATTCGTGCTGCTGGCCGGGTCGAGGTTCTGCGCCCGTGCCGCCACCTGCGGGCTGTTGTTCACCGCCTCGCCGATGACGATGAAATCGTTGTACACTTCCGTATTTTTCTCCGTGTACTCCGTCCCCAGCAGCTCCGCCTCGCTTTGGGAGAACTGCCACGCCAGCGGCTTGTCGCTGTCCAGAATATCGTCCTGAGAGGGGTCGATCCGCAGTGCGCCGGAGGCATCGTACCCGATCCACGCCGCCAGCATTTCCGCAAGGCCCAGGCACACGTCTGCGTAGCTTCCGTTGTCGCTGTCCACACGCAGGGTGTAGGGTGCGTCCGTCAGCTTGGCCGTAGAGCCGTCGGGCAAGGTCTGCGTCTTGCCGTTATAATATTCCGTGAATACCGGCGGCACGTTGTCCACCGGTTCCCCGTTTCCACGGTCCAGTTTTAAAAGGGCTGCAATGGGGTCAAATACGTTTACCCCCGCTTTCACTTCATAGGTCCCTTCCAGATAGCCGAAAAGCGTTCCGTCCAGATCCGACCATTTATCCACCAGATCGTATTGGGCCGTCCGCTTGGCCGGTTCCAGCGTTTCCACCGGGTCCTTCACCAGAAAGACTCCCTGCTGGATGTAAAAATCCGTGCCATCGCTGAGAACCAGCCCTTCGTCCAGTGCGATCCGGTTTCCGAACCACACCCGGTTGATGTTGTAATCGAACGTGCCGTCCAGATTCGCCAGCATCACCGAAGCCGTCCGCCGCTGGCCGTTGTTCAGATTCACGGACAGGCTCCCGTCCGCGATAAATGCCCCAGGGAAGCGTCCCGTGGGGTTGTTGTCCAGTGCGAAGGCCGTGGAGCCGTCCGGCTGTAAAAACCGCAGACGGCACAGCTTAGTAAAAGGCCGGCGCAGCATCTTGCGGTAATCGTTCATCCGTTCCGCTTGGGTCATCTCTGCATCGCCTCCCTTTTATGCAAACAACGCGTCGTTGGATGTGAGCAGGATACGCGCCCCATCCGCGGAGCCGATCTCCACCCACGGCAGCGTCACCGTCTGCACCTGCTGTCGGCTGCCGTCCATGGTGCTCATGGAAATGGCCCCTCCTGCCCGGATCTGCCACAGGTCTCCCCGCCGGTCTTTCAGGAACAGGGTGTCCTGCGTGGTCGAGAGGGCGTACACGGCATCCCGCACCTCGTTGGTGTCCGTATACTCCCCACTGGGCAAAACGTGTCCTATGGCCGCTGAGAGCGTCCCGGAGCGGTAATCGCTGGGGGAACTCTGCACCGTGGGATACCGGGTGAAGTTGCTCAGCACGCCGGGGGTATTGTTGTTGCTGATCCCGCCGCTGGCCACATTCAGGCTGAACCGGAAGATCGCCGCCGGGTGATAGGCGCCCTCTGCGTCCTTGGTGCATTGCAGAACCGTCCAGTCCCAGAAGATGGGCGTCACCGCATCGGAGATCAGGGCGTTGGTTACGATCACGTCCGCGCCGTTCGTGTTTTTTCCGAGGCCGAACATATAGTAGCGGTAGGTATCCTGAGACACCGCCTTGCAGTCCCAGATGGCCCGCTCCGAAAGGGGCGTCTGCGCCACAGGTTCCAGTGTGGCGTCTCCCTCGTGGTAGCGGTAAATAGCAAAGCCCGTCAGCGTCCCGGCAAAGGTCAGGTTGCCCGCCTGTAAGCCGCCGCCGGCAAAATCCGTCTGAAACAGCGTGTTTCCGGAAAACGCCCCCGGTGTCCACCCTTGAAAGCTCAGTATCTCGCTGAGCACGCCGTCAGAAAGGGTTTCCCCGTCTACCCACAGATAATCACAGGTCTGCACGCCGCCCAGCGTCAGCGATGTGATCGTTCTGCCCGTCAGGTCTGCCGTTCCGGTAAAGACTCGCAATTCCTCGTGTTCCTGAATGGGGAACAAAGTGACGGACGGGAACAGGGTGGTCAGGGGATAAATGCCGCCCACCAGCGTGATCTGCCGCAGATACACCCGCCCGTTTGAAATGACCACTGTAAATCGGTCTGTCTCTCGCAGCCACGGAAGCGCCTGACTCCAAACCGTGCTGCCCCCCACCGTCAGTTTGCCGCCGCTCTTGCCCAGTGAAAGCACCGCTGAGGTATCTCCCATGCCGATGGTCACAATGGGGTTGTCCCGCGTCACGTCCACCGTTCCGCTCCACACAAGGCTCCACGGCTGCGGGTAGCTCATGGGCTGACCCGTCACCTCGTTCCATGTGACGCTGCCGCCGCTTCCAATGCTCAGTTTTCCCCCGGAGATTGACGTACTGCCCGCAGCATTTCCGGGGATGGAGTACAGCCCCGGCCAGCTTACCCGGATGCCGGATTTCCTGCAGTTGGGACACGCCACCACCGCGCCGGAGACTTCCGTGGTATCGTAGGCCACCCGGAAGCTCACCCAGCCGGTGTCCGCCTGAACGCCGTTTTCCGTCTGTACCTGACAGCGGACGGCGTAATCCGTGTCGGAAAACAGGCCGTCATACTCCATCCGCAGTTCCGCCGTGCCGTAAATGCGCCCGCTGTCATAGAGAACTGCTTCGCTGTTCCCTGCCCGCAGCGTCCATCGCACCCAGTTCAGCGTGTCGCCCTGCGCCTGAGAATAGGCCGCCGTAAATGCGTACTTCCGCACCGTCAGCGGCGAGGGGATGGCGGCCACGGTCAATACCGGGTCCGCCCTTGTCAGAAAGACCGATGCGCTCCGCTGGGTCACGCTCTCCGCGTCGGTCGCCCCCCACCATTGCTTGATAATGAGCTTGTATTGCTGCCCGTTCACCATCCCGGCCCCGCTCAGTGCGCTGGCCGGAATGGTGTAGGTAAATAGCATTGTGTTCCCCGCGTAATCCGTTCCGTAGAAGGGGCATCCATCCGTCAGCTTTCCGGTAGTGTATACCTGCGTGGACGCCGCATCGTTTTTGCAGATCGTCAAGGAAAATGCGGTCATAGCGGAGTTGCCGTTCACCTGCCAGCTCACCGCCAGCGGCTTTGTGATGTCAACCGTGCCGTTTCCCAGTTCCCCAAGGGACGATGGATAAATATTCGTTGGTTGGAATAATGCCATGCGCCCGCCTCCCTTAATTTTTGTAGAGGCCCAAGTTCCCGGCCCCGTGGTTCAATGCCTGCATGACCTGCGCAACGGTCAGGCGGTTGGCCGCCTCCGCCCCGATCTGAACGCCGTTCACGCTGTAGCTGTCTCCGTAGTGGTCATAGCTGGTTCGGCTCATCACCGTCTTTCCCGGCATAGCGCCCCCCCGCTCCGCCGCGCCGTACAGCCACCCAAGCTCACTCATCCGCTTCTGGAAGGTGCTGTCTGCACTGGGTTCCAGCATCTTCTCCGCCAGCAGCGGCGGGATCACGATTTCGTCCTGACTGGTGGCCTTGATGCCGCCCAGCCCCCGCAGGATGCCGCCGGAATCGTACTTCTTGTACGGGTCCTTGCCGCCGTACTTATCGTTGATCTTGTTCTGCCGTTCCGATTTCAGTTTGTCGATGGTGGCCTGACTGGCGCCGTTCTTCTCTGCGTTCTTGATGGCCAGGGAGTAGTCCACGTTGCTGTCATAGCCCTTGTTGGAAGAACCGGAGGAATTGTTTTTGGAGGAAGAAGAACCGCCGCTGAAAGAACCGGAAGAAGAATTGCCCTTGGAGGACGAGGACCCGCCCCCGGATGGCTTGCCGCCCTTGTCCGGGTCTACCCCGCCGTACATGGCATTGATCTTGTTCTGCCGCTCCGTCTCTAACTGCTTGATTACTCCCGGTCCGGCTCCGGCTTCCTTGGCCTGCTTGATGGCAAGGTTGTAATCCACGTTCTTGTCATAGCCAACGTAGTGCATTTCATTTCCGTTTGCATCTACCTTGGTGTAAATTCCCGACAGGTCATCGCGGGCCGCTCCTTTATGGACATTGGTCGCGGAAACCACATAGCCAAGTTCGTCATAGGTGATCACATAGCCGTTTTTCTCAACCGTTTTACCCGCCAGTTTTTCATCCCGGCTGGTATCCGGGCCGGTGTACTTTCCCTTCGTTCCTTTCCCGTAAAACGTTGTGTCCTTGAAGTTCAGGTTGGCGTCGCTGCCGTCCGCCAGCTTCCAGCCGGAGGAACCGGCGGGAATAAACCCTTCGTTCATCTCCGTCTGCGTCCAGCCGCCCCCCGGATTCTTCGTGTAGTCGAAATGGTAACCGCCAGTCACGCCGGTCGCCCCGTTCACGCCAGGAACCTCTCCCGGCTGACCGGGGATCTGCCCGCCGTTCACAACGCCTGCGATATACTGGTTCAGCTTGCCCAGCAGGATGTTGACCTCCTCCACCTGCTGCCGCATTTTGGGCGTTCCGTTTCTGGCAATGTCGCTGAGAATATCGTCAATGGTCCGGGTGGGTTCCTGCAGACTGTCCGTGATCCGCTTCCACTCAGCCTTTAGGGTGTTGTAGGTTTCTTCGATCAGGGTTTTCTTGGCTTCCAGTTCGTCAATTTCTCGCTGAAGGGCCAACTCCCGCTCGTACTCCGCCAAGTCCTCCTTGGCCTTTTCATAGGCATCCTGCGCGGACTTCACGGACGATGCGTTGGCTTCCCACTCCCACTGTCCGGTTGCGGCGTTGAATACCCGCACCGTCCGTTCCTTCTGGGCTTCCAGCAAGGCGTTCTGCTTTTCCAGCACCGCCGCCTTCAGCTGTTCCAGCTTCAGGGCTTCGTCCTCGGCCTGCTTGGCGTCCTTCAGTGCGGCGATCTGCTTGTCGATGGCGTCAACCTGCTTGTCACGGGCATCCGCCGCTTCTTCCAGCTTTTTGTTGACGGCATCTTCCAGTTCGTCCCAAAGATCCTTTTGCAGTTCTTCGATCTGCTTGGTGATCTTCCAGTGCTCCGTGGACAAGGCGTTGATGTCCGCCTGACTGGCCCCGATCCGCCGCATATACTCCGCCTGTGCGTGGAGCGCCGCCTGGATCTGCCGCATCTTATCGATCTGGTCCGCCGTGCTGTCCCCACGCTCCTGCATGAGGGAAAGCTCCGACTTCCGCAGGGATACGATGTTCTTCAGCCGTTCCAGCTCCGCGTCCTTAGTGAATTTTCCCGTGGACGATGTGGTGGAGGACGTATCCACTGTGGAGGTGGTATCCACCGTCCCGCTGTCCCGCCCGGTGTCCGTAAACATGGACTTGTAGATCCGGTTCAGAACGATGGCACGGGCTTCGTCATAGGTCTTGGCCTTTCCGGTCTGCAACAAGCCTTTGATGGTTCGCTCTACATCCTGCGTCTTGGCGGCACCGATCATGCCCACGGAATAGGCGGCCGCCCCGGCCTCGGTGGCCATCTGCCGCAGCGCCCCGATCTGCTGACTCAGGTTCAGCTTTTTCTCGTTCAGAACGATCATCCGCTTCACCAGATCGTAAATCTGGTCCCCGGACTTCCCCGCCTGCCGCTGTACCTTCAAAAGCCCCGCTACATAGTCGCTCATGGGCTGTGTGGCTTTGTTGACCTGTGCCAGAAATGCCTTCAGCACGTCATAGTCCGCCTGTTGGGCGTCCGTCAGCTTGCCGTTGGCCTTGATGGCTTCCTCGTAGGCTGCCACCTGCTGTTCCGCCGCCGTTTTTACGGCGTAGAAATCGTTGATTTGGTCCTGTTGGATGCTTCGCCCGGACTGAAGCTGGTCCGTGTACGCCTTGGCCTTGTCCGCCAGTGTTTCGTAGGTGATCCCCAGCCGTTCCAGATCTGCCGTGGTGCTGATGGCCTGTCCCGTCACCAGCCGCAGCTGAGCGATCATTTCCTCCGTGGATTTGAAGGACCGGCCCACAAATTCATCGTAGCCCTTCACGCTGCCCATGGACGTGATCGTGGTTCCACCGGCTCCGCCCACGGTCTGGGCCTTCTTCTCCGCAATCGCCGTCAGGTGCTTGATCTGCTGTTCCAGTTCGGCGTTTTCCGCTTCCAGCGCCTTCTTTTCCTCGATCAGCTCCGGCGTTAGATCATGCCATGGAATTGCATAGATTTCTTCCAGCCGCTTCTTGTTTTCTTCTAACTGGGTGGTGTTGGTCTCGATCTCCGTGTTCAGCGCGTCAAGGCTTTTCCGGTAGTCCTCCGTCGCCTTCCACACGAGGCTGAACGCCCCTGCCGCCGCCGCGATTGCCAGCAGCCACGGGTTCATGGCGATCCCCGCCGCCGACAGCTTTGCAAATGCCACCGTCGCGCCCTTGGCCGCTGCTTTCAGCGCCAGCATTCCCAAAACCGCAGTCCCGGAAACCGCCGCGAAATGACCAATGTCCGTGTTCAGGACTTCCACCGCGCTGATCAGCACGTCCAGCCCGCCCTTAACGGCATCGGCGCTCACCATGCTCTGGATGAACTCCGTCCATTCGTTTTTCAAAATGTTGGTTTTGCGGGTCCAGCTGTCCAGTGCGTTTTCAATTTCCTTGTCCGCACTGCCTACGGCGTTGGCGTAGTCCTTCAGCATGGACTGGTACATATCCCAGTTCTGGATCAGGGCCAGCAGTTGAGAGGTCCGCAGCTTGCCGCCGATGTCGCTGACCATCTCCATCAGCTTTTGTTCGGTCAGGAGCCCGTCCTTCATGCTCTGGGCAAGGCCCCCGATGGCTTCCATGGGGTCAATGACCTCGCCGGTGGCCTTCGCCGCTTCATACGCAGCCGAGGCGTACTGTCGGATCACATCCTTCAACCCGGCGATCTCCCCGGTGGTCCACGTCACGCCTTCGTCGATCTCGGTTTTCGTGTCCCCCACGATGTTCAGCACCAAGGCCCGGAAGGCTCTTGCCGCTTCGCTGCCGCTCCGCTGGGTCACGGCGGTGATCGTACCGATGGCCGCCGTCAGCTCGTCAATGCCAACATGGGCCTGTGCCGCCACAGGAGCCACGGTCCCCAAGCCCTCCGCCAGCTTTTCAATGCTGGTGGCGTACTTGTTGTCGATCTCGTTGGCCCCGTCCAGCACCTTGGTCAATGCTTCAATGTTGCCCTTGTACTGATACGCCGCATCCACGGACAGCAGGAATTGCTGGGCCGTTTCCGCATTGGTGTCGCCCACCAGCTTTGTCTTGGTGGCCAGCTCCGCCAGTGCGTCCGCCTGTTCGCCGTAACCGGCACGGGCAAACGCCGCCACGGAGTTCAGATATTCGTCCGCCGCTTCGCCGTAGGCCGATGCCGTCTCATACGCCCGGTCCCGCAGTTCCTCCATCTGCTCCGCCGTAAAGCCCGTCACCTTGCGGACCGTCACCATCTCATCGTCCACCGCTTTCATGGTGGAAATGGCATCCCGGAAAGCCCCGATGGTCTTGGAAACGATGGTGCCCACCACTTGCCATTGCAGCATTTTCAGGTAGGCGTGTGTAAAACTGTCCCCTAACAGGTTGGTTTCCTGGGTCATCTCCTTCGTGCCCTTCTGGACCTTATCGGAGGTGTTCAAAAACGCTCTTTCAAATACGCCGGCACTGTCCGCCGCATTCTTGGCGGCATTCCCGATGCCAACCATGCCCTCGATCTGCCGCTGGATCGATGTGGGATTATAAGGGGTGTTCTGCGCTGCTCTGGCCTGCTGCTGTAAATAGGCGTTGGCTTGCCGGGTGGCTTTCAGTTCTGCGGCGGCGGCTTTCTCCGCCGCTTGGGCCTGCTGGCGGTAGTTCCGGGTCACGGTCTGCTGGGTCACAGCCAGATCCCCCGTCTCCTTGTTCAGCGTCGCCACCACGCGGGTGGTCTCTCCCAGCCGTGCGGAGAAATCCCGCACCTGCCGCGTGGCCTGCCCGTTTGCGTCAAAGGTGGTGGAGACTTTCTGTAAGTTCCCCGCCAGCTTCCCGGCGGCATTGGCCGCGCCGTTCAAGCCCTGCGCCGTACCGTTCAGATTCACCTTTGTGGAAGAAACCGACGCAACCTCCTGCTTCAGCTTTGCGATCTCCGCCCGGACCTCCGTAAAATCGGGTACGCCCTTAAAGATAATTTGTGCCATGCTTCACCGCCCTGCCTTTACTTCAATATCCTTCGTCACCCTCCCGGCCCGTGTAGCCGTTGGCTTCGATCTGTAATTCTGCGTCCTGTTGGTTCATGGCCCGTACCAGCGTTTCCTCCGCCCGTCCGCCTTCTACCAGCTCCGTGACAAAATTTTCAAAAAACGGTCTGGGCGGGGGGCGTCTGGTCCAGTCATAGGGCGGGTCCAGATGCTCAATGCGCCCGATCAGCGCGTCTCCGTTCAGCGGGCTTTCCACCTGTTCGCTCTCGCCGCTGGGCTGGTAGTCCATGGAAACGCTGTCCTCTGTCACCGCAAACTCCGTGTTGCCGTCAATGTCGGCCAAGCCGCCATATTCGCCCCGCCGGATATATTCCTTTGGGTCAAATTTTTCGTATACGTCACCCTGCACGTGCTCGAAAAGGCATTGAGCCAGATCCTCCCGCAGCGTGGGCATGGCCCCCGCCAGCGCCGCCTTGAACCGCTGTTCCAGTGTTGCCATGTCCTCGTCCAGCCCTGTGATCCTGGCAGATGCGCTCCCGCTCATATCCCCGCTCCTTTCCGTCAATTTCGTGACCTCACGAAATTGGTCCCAGGCATACGCCAAAGCACGAGATCCTCATGCTCTCCCGTGCGCCGGGGATCAAAAAGCGGGGCCGACCGCCGGGTTTCCCCGGCAGTCAGCCCCGCTCGGCTCATCCTATCCAACGCTTAGGATAAGGCGTTTTTGGTGTGTTCCTTACTCGCCGGTGACTTCCAGAACCGCCTGCGCGGTGTACTTGGCAGCCCCCTCGGCGGGATACTGGATGGTGATGCTCCCGGTGCCCTGTGCAGTCCCGGCGGTCACAATGCCGTCGGCGGAAACGGTGGTCCCGGTGGCAGTCCCGGCGGTCACGGTGTACTTCAGCAGGCTTGCGGGAGAGGGCGTCACCAGTTCCCCGTTTTTCATAACCAGCTTGGCATTCACGGGGGCAGTGCCGCTGGCAGCCACGCTCACCACGCCGCCGATCACGGCGATCCCAGCCACCTCGTCGCTTTCCTCGTCGGGAACCAGCACCACGTAGGCGGAAGTGCCCATGCCGCCGCAAGCGTCGCACTCGGCGGAGATCACATCAGCGTCCTCGTTGATGGCGCGGCCGGTGATGGTGGTGGTGTCGTAGTTGGACTGGTCGCCGGTGGTGTTGGCCCCTTCGGGGTTCAGATACAGGCGGGGTACGATCAGGTAGGCCCAGCCCCAGCGGGTGCCCTTGTTCTTGCCGGACACGTTCTGGTATACGGCGATCTGCGCGGTGAAGTGGACGATGCGGCCATTAAAGGCGCTGTGCACCACGCCCACCTGAGCCGCGGGTTTCCGGGCGAAGTACCACACCTTGTAGCTTTTGCCGCTCTCAGCGGTGAAGCCGGTAATGGCGCCGGTGGCGGGGTCAATGGGATAAGGAACGCCGCCCACAGAGTAGGAGGAAGCCGCGCCCACCTCCTGCACGTAGCAGAAAATGGAGGAATAGCCGTACTGGGCCACAGGCACCAGCTTGCTCACGTCGGCCTTCAGGGAAGTGCCCGTGGCCTCCACCGTCTGACAGACGGGAGAAACGGCGTTGTAGCTCACGGTGCCGCCCACAGCCATCATCTTGCTCATCAGGTCGAAGTCCGCGCGGGTGAAGTTCACCTGCGTGTCGGAATCGCTTGCAATGATGGTGGCGATGCCGTTGCCCAGACCGGCCCGCAGAGGGTCGATGTTGCCGGAGAACTGGATGTTACCGGTGGAGAACTTGTCGCTCTGGCTCAGAACCTCGCCGGTAACAGGGTCCTGAAGCTGTGCGGAGCAAATGCCCTTAGGGTAGAGTCTCTTGTCAGTAAAAGTGATCATGTCTGTTCACACTCCTTTTAAGTTTGTTCCTTGTTGTTGGTAAATTGACTCAGCGGGGTCATGGCCCCCGCGTCCTCACGCTCCCGGTCATAGAAAAGGTGGGGTACAGGGTTCCCTCCCTTCCACTTCACGCCGTTGCCCTCCGAAATGCCGCAGATCAGATAATCCGCCGCCCGCTGGATGGCTTCCTGACGCCGTTTCAGCTTCAGCAGGGGCCATTCGTCCATCTCTGTTTCCTCACAGCCTGTAAACAGGGCGATGGAGGAAAGCAGACCGGCCGGGTCCCGGCGCAGCTTCGGCCCGTTTCTCCGGGCCAGCTCCGCCTCCGCTTCCAACAGGTCCGGGTTGGCGTCCTCATCCGTCAACTCAATGCCGTTCTGATAAGCCAGAATAGCCCTGAGTCGCTGGAATTGTACCGGGGTAATGGTGATTTCTTCCTCACCGTTCCATGTAAAGCATATCCCCTTTAAATCCATTGTGTTTTCAGGTGAAAGTTTCACATGAAACAGGCGGATGCGGTCCGAAAGGCTCCGGCCCTCCCCCAGCCGCAGCGCCAGCGCCAAAAACGCCAGCGCCCGGTTAAAAAGGCCCACAGGTTCCTCCCCCCGCTCCATGCTTTCCAGATCCATGACCCAATAGGCTGTCAGCAGAGGCATGACCGCATAGCGCACAGGGAGCGCCTGCTGGATCACGTCAATGGCGGGTCTCGCCCGCTCAAATTCCTCCTGCTCACAGACCCGGATGGGCCATAGGGTCAGTCCGGCGGTTTCTACGGGTTCGTAACGGTCCGCCGCCCGCTTGATATTCCGTGAGAGTTCCATTCCTTTAATTCATCCTCTCCAATATCTGAAATTAAATGGCAATGCCTGCGGTGGCAAACAGCGCCGCAATACAGGCCCCGGCGATCAACCAGATCACTTTGTCCACGAGGCTGTCCCACCGTTTGGCGGACTTCCCTTCCATCTCCGTCATTTTCTCATCGATCCGGCTTACCTTTGTCCCCATTTCTTCCTGCTTGGTTGCCATTACCTCTACGCTGGCAGTCAGTTTGATCAGCGCCTGCTGATCCCGCTCCACATCGGCCATGCGGTGATTCAGAGATTTGATCTCGTGCTCGTGGCCCTCTATTTTTACGGCTGCTTCTTCCATGTTCATGGTGGCTGTCCTCCCGTTGTGAATTTAGTAGTCCTCAATGGTGTCCCCCATGGCGACTTCGCTTTCCGCCCAATGGATGCTCATTTTCAGTTCCCGGCCTACCACCGTGCCCGTCTGGTCATAGACCGGGCGGCTGCCGTTGTCTGCGTGGGCGATACGGGAGAAGTCGCACACGCCAATCCCCGCTATGTTCACCCCGTTCAGTGCTTCGATGATGCACTGCTCCATATCGTAGGCTCTGGAATATGCCTCCGTTTTCGTGGTGGTCTCCTGATTCACGTTGCAGGCAATTACAAAGGTAATGCCGATCCGCGCGTCAAAGGGCGTCTGTGAAAAAATGCGGCCCAGATAGCACTTGATCATGCTTTTCGCCTCCGTCTGGGCTTCCCCCCAGAACTTCTGGGCGTAAAGGCGATACCCTTTCGGGTGCTTGCGGTGCTGGGTGCTGCTGTCTACCACAGGCTCGTTCCCGTCAAAAAGAAGGCTCTGCTTTTCCTTGGCCGTGGGCAGCCGCTCTCCCAGCGGCTTGGCCCCGTCATGCCATAGATATTTCATCAGCCGGACACGGGGGCGGGTGTTGTCATCCACCGGCTCGTAGCCGTCCGGCAGCGGCAGGTCCATCAGATAGGTCAACAGCTTGTGGGGGATCTCCTCCGCCCCACGGAAGGTCAGAAACGACGGCATAACTCTTTCGTATGGATACGTAGGACTATTGAATTTTCTGTTCATTATGCCCTCCTTGCTTGTGCGCTTGGAGTAAAAAACGCCATCTCCGGACTCCAACCCAATTTGTTGATGCGTTGCTTTACAAGATCAAAACTAACCCCAAATTGATCACACCATTGTTTCATTGTTTTTGTTTCGCCGTTGTATTCAATCAGATGGTTGTTCCGCTTATTATTGGATTGCTCTTTAGGGGTAGCCCACCGGCAATTCTCCGGGCAGTAGTTGCCGTTCACGTCAATGCGGTCTATGCTCAAATCGTCCCGGTAGCCGTTGGATAGCGCCCAATTCCCAAACGCTTCAAAACTGTTCCGCCATTCTTTGCAAATGGCGATTCCTCGACCGCCATATCTAAAGTAATGTGAAACATTTTGATTTTCGCATCGGTCTATCATGTTCGACCAAATGCGATATAGCCGAGTTTCGCTCATCCCATGGGTAGTGTGTGCGTCCCTCGCTAATTCTTTTGCTTTGCATCCGCAGCTTTGGGTGTGCCCGCTTCGCAAATGCCCTGTGGTAACAATGATTTCTTTCCCACAATCACACTTGCACTTCCATTGGATGTGATTGCACTTGCTTTTCCCAGCATATTCAATAACAGTTATTCTCCCGAACTTTTTCCCCGTGAGGTCTAACCGTTCGCTCATTGTGCGCCGTCCTTCCGCTTCTGAAAGGCCGCGTCAAAGGCGCTCCGGGCCTCCTTCAGGTCATTCAGCGTCTTTTGCACCGCCTCCGGCGTCATGCTCTGCGCCGCAAGGTCCTGAAACCGGCTCACGGGATCGTTCATGGCTTGCAGCATCCCGTAAATCTCCGTTTTCAGCATCTTTTCCAGATCGCGGTAATCCGCCAGCAGGTCAAAGGCCTTGTCCCGCAGCTCCGGCCCTTTCCCCTTCATGCGGTCGATCTGGTTAAAAATGTGTCCTCCGGCCCACCGGTCATAGTCATCGGCGGACATAAGGTAAGTTTCTCCCTCCACCGGCTCAAAGTCCTCTCCCAGATACAGCTTCACGAATCCGCCCATGAGATACCGGCTCCGCCGCTCCACGTTCTCCTTGAAGTAGGGGAGTACCTGTCCCCCCTCCACCCGAACTTCCATCCGGTCAAAGCACCGTCCGGCGCACTCCGCCGCAAACGCCGCCTTTTCCATCAGGGGCACATAGTCTCTGGCTGCCAGCAGCCCTTCCTCCGTCAGCTTTTTCCATTCCATATACGTCATTCCTTTCAGATTTTTTGGAATTTCTCACGGTTGCTTTCTCGCAGGGGGCACAAGGCCGCCTGCGGCGTGTTCTCCCACTGCCCGGTCACGCCGCACAAATGCTGGTGCCCGCAGATAGGGAATTTCTGCCCCGGCTGCATCTCACACAGCAAGCTCACCGTTCCGGGCCGCTTGTAAGCGTATGGACACTTCTCTGCCATCTCACAAGCCCTCCAATTCGATCTCCGCGCTGACGCTCTCGCCCTCGCATCTGGCCGTCACCGTCAGCGGTTTTGGGCTGTTTCCCCAGCATCTTACTGTCAACCGGTTTTCATTGACACTCACGCTGTAAGAACCCTCTGCGGCTCCCTCATAGGTCCACTCCACTGCCGCGTCCTGTCGAACGCCGCCGATAAACAGCGCCGCCTCCAAGGTCTCTACATCGTAGGGGGCCATATACCGGGGAACCTCGTTCAAAAACCGTACCGCCGGTGTTTTTGCCGCCGATGCCTCCACCGTCACGGCGAAGGTCCCGCCGTAAGTCCGGTTTTGGTCCAGCACCGCCGTGATTTGGCAGGTACCCTCGCCTACCGCTGTTACCACGCCTTTGCTGTCCACCGTGGCCACGTTGGTGTCGCTGGAACACCATACATAGCCGATGGGGTGTTCCTCCGTGTTCTCCACCTCGGCCCCGTTCCGCCGGGAAGCAGCGGTGAATTGGAAGGCATCTCCCGCCGTCATGCGGGGCGCCCCGGTGACAAATACCGCCCAGGAGAAGTTCTTCCCCCCTGCCACCTTCGCTTCCAGATCGTCGATCTCGTGGTTTGGCTCCTGCATCCGGGCGTTGAAATACAGCAGGTGTGTGCTCTCATCGTCACCGGTAAACTCCTGCGTCACGTCGGAGTAGCCCGTGATCTGGTAGGCCCGCCGCCCTAAGATCAGGCGGCTGTTCTGGTCCAGCTGCTCTGTGTTGGCGTTCCGCTGGCAGATGATGTTGAAATATCCCTGCATGATGAGGGTCATTTCCTGAAAATCGTTGGCTGTGGCCTGCGCCAAGGACTTTTCCACAAGGATCGGTTCTTCTCGGATGTTCCCGTACCAGTCCAGAAACCGCCATACGGCGTTGCACCGCCGCATGATCCCGGTCCCTATTGCGCTGGACAGGTTGGAGGGGTTCGTCACCAGCCAGTAGGAACCCATGGTCTCCACCTTGGCTCCCTCCGGGATGTAGTCTACGCTGGCGTCCGCCACCAAAAATGCCTTCTGGTCATCGGTCTTTCGGGTAAGGCTGACGCCCTGCTTGGTGGTGTCGGAGAACCGGATGCGCTTTGTGCTCCACTGGTAGAAGTCTCCGGGAACCAAGCCCTGCATCCGGGCCGTCACAAAGTCCGTGGCGTAAGGAGCCATTTCCTCCACAAACCGGGCCGTGGCATCCGCAAAATACTGCCGCTTCCGGTCCCGGTATTGGGTCGGAGCGTTGGTCGCCCTGCCGTTCCCGCCGCTCAAAAGGCCGATGTTTTTCATGCCGTGCTTAGCGTCCGCCATGTGGCTCCCTCCTTTCAGATCAGCTCCATCTGCCGCATAGACCGGTGGAACGCCGTTGCGTACAGGCAGTCCTGCTCATACTTCCGCAATTCCTGATTCAACAGCCCCCGGTTTTGCAGTTTTTTCTTGCTGCCCTTTTCCATGTACTGCGGCTCGTTAGGTGGGTTAAAGCTCCGGTCATGATCCTTTGGCGCGTCGCTGAGCCAGTTGCGGAAAAACCGCTCGTCCCATACGGAGGCTACGCACAATCCCAACAGCCGCTTTTGCTCCGCCGTCAGGTCATGGGCAAAGGCCCCGTCGGTGTAAAAGTCCATTTCGTACTGCAATCCCGCGTCCATCTGGGGAGGGAAGGTCACGGTCCCGGTCTCCGGGTCATACACCGCCTCTCCATACGGTACTAAGAGCACGGACCCGTCCGGCTGCTCCGCCCGCTGTGCGCAGGAGAATAATTCGTAGCCGGTCATCCCCGTCTCTACCTTCGTTTCTTTCGCAATGCTCTCCAAGGTGGAGGCCCATGCACTGTCCCCGTAGGCGGGTTCCGTCAGTCCCTCCTTCAGGTAATCCACTATCTCAGGGGGACGGTTGAATACCGGGATCGCGTTTTTCATGTACAGGCTCATCCGCCGGAGGAACCGCGCAGGGCTTTCCGCCGCCTGATCCGTCAGTCTCACGTCATCAATAAAAACCATGGCATGGTCCGAAATGATCTCGCTCCAACTCGTTCCCATAGCCGCCCCTCCTTACGTTTTTGGAATGTATACCAGCACGGTCCCTCCTGGTTCCGCGTCATTCATGGCAATGCCGTCGGCGTTGGCGGAGTCCGTCCCCGCCCCGGTCGCCAGAATCACGTTGCTTGGGTAAAGGTCCGCGCTTGGGTACAGGCTTTCGCTGGGATACAGCCCTGCTTCCAGCTTCACATAGTCTCCGATGTTAATTTTTTTGCCGCCGGGGTTTACGGGAAACTCCCGAAAGGTCCCCGCCGCGCATAGGTAGTGGGCTTCCCCGCCGCCTTGCTTCGGCAGTGTTACCCGCTGTACGGCGTTGTATTTCACGCCTGCGATCTTCACGCTCGCCTGCCATTGCGGCAGGCTTCCCGGATCTCCGCCGATGTAAATGAAATCTCCGTTCCCCGTCCCGGTGGACAGGGGGATGGATAAACGCCCCACGCCGCGGTATGTCTTGTGGTTCACAATGACGGTTGGACTTGGCATGAAGCGTTCTCCTTTCTGTTATTTGCCCCTCCCCTGTCTCTGGGAGAGGGTTTCCAAAGGGAGAGGGCCGCAGCCCTCGCCCTTTGTGCCGTTGGGGGTCCAGGGCGAAGTCGGAACGCCCTGGTGCTTTTCTTCCGGGGTGTGGGGCGGGTTCTTTTCCAGAAAAGAATGCGCCCCACATCCTTGACATGGGAATGTCCCCTTGCGGGAGCAAGCCCATTTAGGAAATACTCAGTACCCCATCCAGCAGCGAGATCGTCGGCAGGGTGGTGGTGCCGGTGATCTTTTGGCCGTTCACATAGGCTGTCTTGCCGGAAAGAATGTCCCCGGCGGTGGCGTCCGCGTCATCGGTGTCCACCACGGAGGCTTTACCGTCCACGCCCAGAATGGTCGCCCCGGCCTTGATGTTGCCGGGAATCACCTTTCCTTGCTCCGCCTCGGAAATCTGAACGGTGCCGCCGGAGGTGTAGCCTGCGGGAATGGTAACCGTTCCGTCCACCGTGGAAATGGTTCCGTCGGTCTTGCCGTTGTTCGGCATAGAACCGCCGATCAGGCTTCCGTTGACGTATGCGTTTTTCCCGGCCAAAATATCGCCGGCCGCCGCAGTGGCGTCACTGGTTTCCACATAGCGGGCGTTGCCGCCTCCCTCCTGTAAGGGGAGCTTGACTTCTCCAACGCCCTCATACGGAACTTTGTTGATGATTACATTTTTCTTTGCCATGTTACCGGTCTCCTTTTAAAAATTTTCGACCCCATCAACCGTTTTATATGGGGGTTGGACTGTTAAGTTACGGTGATCACGTCTCCGCTGTAAGTGATTTTCCCGTAGTCGCTGGGAATCGCTTCCACGATCACGCGGGACAGCGCCGCGTAGTTGGCATCCGGCGTCACGATCTGCTGGACGCCGGACGGCACCACGGTTTTTTCCTGATAGACCCGCCCTTCTCCATCGGTGACGTTCAGAACCACGTCCTGAATGTCCATCACCATGGGTTTGAAGCAGGTCTCCGGCGTCAGTGTGGAGTGTTTGTTCGCCATCAGATCACCCCTTCCACGATGGCCTTCCGCACGTTCACATCCGGTCCCCGGAAGCCCACCACCTCCTGATGGGGCAGTTTCATTCGTCCGCCGGTCTCAACGGGCCGGTCAGGCAGCTTCAGGCTCTGTTCCGGTGAAAGGGAGAAATACCACTGCCCCTCCGCGTAGGTCAGCCCGCCGCCGGGGTAGAACTTTGCAATGCCGCCAATCTTCAGCACCAGGAGTTCCACCATCTGCGGCTCGATCACAACATTGTTCTGCCGCACCACAATGGGGATCAGATAGGAGTCTCCCTGCATCGCCATTGCTCTGTTCCCCCCTTCGGTTCAAAACTCTCAGCCGGTCCAGTCGGCCTTGGTCTCCCGGACGTCGATATGGGTAAAACCTTTTTTTGCGTAGACCCCTACGCCGCCCCAGTCCGGCATCAGCTGCCGCGCATAAGCCGCTACCGCTGCCGGGGTCTTGCCCCGTACCACAATGTCAGCCGCCGTGCCGTAACAGTGCTGGCTGTGGGCTACGCCGCCCACCTTGGCGTTGTACTGCGGCGTCCGATACCCACTGTTAATGGTCACAGTCACGCCGAAGCGACTGCGGATGCTCTGCAAAACCATCACCAGCCGGGGGGCTACCAGCACGGTATCGGAGCCGTCTTTGCAGGCAAATTCTTTCACTGTAAAGTTTGTGGACAGCTTCTTGCCGCCGTCCTTCGCCTTACTGTAGGCATTGATCTCTACGCTCATAGGTTCTTCTCCTTCCGGCTCAAATGCGTCCCCGCTTTTCAATTTCCACACCAGAAAGAACGGGATCACCCGTCCGTCCCCGGTAAAGCCCTTGCCCTCGCTGTCCATAAAGCAGGTGCTTCCGCCGCCGTCCATCATGATGGCGTTGTCCCAGCCGGACGCGGCCAACAGGTCACGGAGCTGTTCCGGTGTCCGCCGGTCCTTGCTCACATAGTAGGCGAACCGCCCATCCTTGGTGCCGATAGCCGTCCGGGGAGCGCGGTACTTCATATCAGCCCCGCAGTGGATGGGGCTGATCTTCTTCCCGCCGATAATGAGGTGGACACACTCCATGTAATTCCGGTCCCCGTTGGGCACGGTCTTCACGCCGAAGTCCTCGGGCGTGTTCCAGCTGATGGCCCACGCCCGGTAGGCCGGGGCTTTGTAAACCTTTCCGTCTGCCTTCAGGTGGCAGGCGGGCTGCTGGTTCCGTAGGAAAATGGAGCCATTGCAGATCGCGTCCCCGCCCGCCTCCGCCAGCATTTTCCGCAGGTTGGCTGGGGTGGAGCGGAGACGTTTTCTGTTGAAATAAATCCGCACCCATTGGAGGTCCTGAAGCGGAACTGTCCCCGCTCTGGTCATTTTCTCAGGTTCTTCCGGCTGTAGCAGTAGCCCAGACTGTCGTAGCTCAGCTCCCAGTGGCCCACGGTAATGGTGGTGTCGGCGCGGCTCTCGTCCCGATCCATCACGGGGATGGCAGTGCCGTAGACTCCGCCGCCAAGTGCCTTGTTGGAGTACCGGATAGGCTTTCCGTCGCTGGCGGTCTCATACAGGCCATCCTTCCGGTCATCCTCCGCGGGAATGAAGCCCTCCCGCATTTCGTCCTTAGTCCACCCGGCCACGCCGCCGTCAGGATTCAGGTGGAAGTTGGCACCGGCCTCCTTCAGGGCCTCGTTGATCTCCTCAATGCTCTTGCCGGCAGCCTTGCCCTCAGTGATGATCTCAGCATATTTCTTTTCCATGATTTGTTCTCCTTTTAAATCAAAAAATGGTTGTTGATCCTATCTATGTCCCCCTCGTCCTCGCCCCGTCTCCCGTCCTATGGGAGAGGGTTTCCAAAGGGAGAGGGCCGCAGCCCTCGCCCTTTGTGCCGTTTCAAGGGGGTGTGGGGGGAAATCGAAATCCCCCTGCGTTTCTCTTTAGGGGGCCGGGGGGACATTCTCTTTTCAAAAGAGAATATCCCCTTGGCTTCCGCTGGGAGCCCCAGCCCTTTGCGGAAGCAATTTTAATTACTCATCTGCTTTGCGATCTGGTTCACGCCGGTGCTGGCCAGACCGCTTACAATGCCCACTGCCACGGCGGTGAGATAGTCCGTTGCGGGAAAGTCTGCCATAATCAGCATCCCCACCACGCCCAGAACGCCGCCGGACACGCCCACAACAATGGGAATCCACTTGTTCTCAATGGCGGTGGCCTTCACAGCCATGCCGATCAGGTAGCAGATCACCGTAATGACCGCTACGCTTGCAATGCCAAATCCAGAAATATCCATGCTCAATTCCTCCTTTTAATCTTAGTCCTCTTCCGCTGCCTCCGCGCTGTTCAGCGCGTCCAGCACCGGGCGGAACATTCCCTTCCGCCGGGGGTCCTCCTTGGGTTCTTCGGCATACCGGGCCTTGTTCTTCGCATTCAGCTTCTTCAGCAGTTCCCGGCTGTCGGCGCTTACCTCACCCCGCTCCCATGCGTCATAGTAAGCCTTGGCCACCATCTCCTGATGCTCCGTGCAGAGATCGTCGAAGATGTCCAGCAGCTTGTCCCCCATGGTCACGGCGCAGCGGAAAGCCGTCTCGTCCAGCACCTCGCCCTTGCGGTATGCGCAGTGGTACACCGCCCGTTCCGCATCGGTCATCCCGGAGAGCACCACCAGCCACCGCCGGTCAATAAGCCGTCTTGCCGTCTCGTCATAGAACCGGCTCCACTCGCTCTTGGGCACCATCACCGTGCCGTTTTTCCCGGTCACGGTGCCGTACATCCCGTTGGGGCCGAATACAGCCAGATTATCGTCCGCCACCGGGGCGCACCAGCGGAGCGTCACTTTTTCCGTGTCCGCCATCACCTGTACCACCTGCGGCTTAACCTCCGCCATAGCCTTTGCAACGGCCTCCGCCGCCGCCTGTTTGGCGATCTCCGCTACCTCATCGGCTGTATAGAGCTTTTCGGGTTCCTTCTCCGCCGCAGGCGCCTTCTGCTCTGCCACGGGCGCAGCCTTTGTCTGTTCCCGCAAGGGCTGGTCGGCTGCTTCCAGCTCCTGGGCTTCAATCCCCGCCGCCACATCTGCGGCCGTCCGTTTCTCTTTTGCCATCTTTGTCCGCTCCTTTCAGATACAAGATGCTTTGTTTTCTGTTGCGCTCCGCCCTCATGCAGACTTTGCGCCATATCTGCGGGAGAGAGGGTTTCCTCCCTCCCGCTTTGGGTCTTACGCGTTGATGACGGCCATGCGGGACGCCAACACGGGGACACAATCAATAGACATAGATACAACCACATCCAAACTCATGTCTGCAGCGGTATCGGGACGGATCTCCAACTGAATGGGCGTGCCCTCTTCCATGCCGATGTACATGGGCTTGTAGCCGCCGGCGGGCACCAGCCAAATCTTGTCGGCGGGCACAATGTCGATCACGCTGGTATTCTGGGTTCCCGGCACAATGGCGGTGTCGATGGGCATCAGGTTCATGCCCATGTACTCGCCCAGGAAGCCGTACCGCGCCCAATCCACGCCCAGCATGGTAGACAGGGCGGCATCCAGGTTCACGGTTGAGGCGTTCACCACACCGCTGGGCAGCGCCTTGGTCAGGGCGGAGGGACGGCCAATGGCCATCACGTTCCGGTAGCGGGTCCCGTTCACAACGCTTACCCGCTCACCGGCAGTGACCCAGTTTGCGGAGGTGTTTGTGAAGTTCATGTTATTGGGCACATAGGCGGTGTTGCCCGTCATCTTGGTCAGGGTGCTGATCCACAGTGCGGTGATCTTGGAGTACATACCGGCGGCCAGAGCGTTGAAGAACTGACCCATGTCGGCATCGTTGCCCACCATCTGATACCACTTCACGCTCACCCGTGCGGTGCGCAGACGGGGATTCAGGGTCACGCTCTTGTTGAAGAGGGTGTTGGCGGGCTTGGAGCGGGAAGCGCCCCAGCTGTCGTCCTCAAAGAGGAAGATGTCGTTGGACATGATGTCCAGTTCCTTGGTCTGGCCGATGGGCACGGTGGTCATCTCGGCCAGCCAGCCCAGCCCGGAACTCATAACGGTGGGCAGCATGGGGGTCACGATCTCGGTGACGATGCCGGCCAGAGTCTTGAGGTACAGGCTGTCGCTCATAAACTTGCGCTGGTTGCGGCGGAACTCGTCCAGATCAGCGGGAGGAATCTCGCCGCTCAGGGCGCACACCCGCTTGGCGCAGAAAAGCAGCAGGTTCTTCTGAAGGTTGCGGTTGGTCATGCTGTAACTGTTCTGCCCCTCGCCGTCCGCCAGCATGGCGGTGAAATCGTCGGGCTGCTTGGTCAGGACCCGCAGGGCGCGCTCATCCCGGCCCAGACGCTCACGCATCAGCAGACGGCCGCAGGTCACGATGTAGGCCCGCTCACGTTCCGCGTTGCTGAACTCCTTGGCTGCGCTGTCATACACATCAGGATTGATGCTGTTCAGTTTGATTGCCATGATTGTCACTCTCCTCTCGTTTCTCAGCCCGCTGCCGCGTCAACCTTGCAGGCCAGCACGTCCACGAACTCAAATGCGCTCTGTGCGCCCTCGGTAAAGGTGCCGCCGGTGGGCTGAACCTTGAAGTACGGAGTCCCCACGTCGGTGGGCGCGGCGTTGGCGGGCACCAGCAGGCCGTTGGCAATGGTCAGGAACTTGTTGGCCCCCAGAGCGGTGGACAGGTTGCCGATGCCGAACCGGTAAATCTTGTTCCCGTCGAACACGATCTTGGTGAAGGTCACGGGATAGCCCTTGGGAGCGGGCAGGCCCAGCGTGTTGGCGCCAACCTTGTAGAGGTTGCCGGTGGCGGGGTCCTGAACCATGTTCACGTCGTAGGGGTTGCAGGCGTAAATGCCGTCGCCCTCGCTCTTCACGGCAGCTCCGGTGGCCTTCATGTTCCAGCTGTTGCTGTTCTTGATGGTCACGGTGGAACCGGTGGGGCCGACGCCCACATAGCCCTCGCAGTCCATCAGCTCGTCCTTCACGCACAGGAACCCGGCGGAGCAGGTCTCGTCCGCCTTATCGGTGTTCTGGAACTTGCCGGTGATGTTCAGGGTCTCGTCAAATACGCGGTTGGTCACGCGGGGCCAAAACGCAGTCTTTTCAATGTATGCCATTGTGATTCACTCTCCTCTCGTTTCTCAGCCGTTCATGTGGCTCAGCATCTCCATGATGCCGCCGCCCTCGCCGCCGTTGGTCTTGGGGTTGTTCCATGCGAAGGAATGCTGCTTGGCGGCCATTTCCTTCTTGCGCTTCTCGGTCTGTGCCTTGCCGTGGGCGGCCATCAGGTCCAGCACGGCGCGGTCTGCACCGCAGAACTTCCCGTCAGTCTCCATGGCGGCGAACTCCTCTGCCCGGTCACACAGGCCCTTGGCAGTCTCGGTCATGTCGGCGTCGCCTTCCACAGAGCAGGCCCGGATGTCCTCCAAAGCGCCGTTCACAGCTTCCTTCACGGCCTCCACCCGGCGCTCATGCTCGGCGGCCTCCATGGTGCGGATCTTTTCCTCCGCTGCTTCCAGACGTGCCTGCAGTTCCTTCACGTCCTCCGCCTGCTGCCCCTTTGCGGCGCAGGCATAGTCCACGATGTCGCTCACCTCTACCGTAGCCTCCACGCCCTCGCCAAAGGGGAAAGCTGCCGTGAGATAAGCGGGCTTGATGCGGCTCTCCACCACGGTGCCGTTATCCTCCGCGTTAAAGGCGTAGGTATAAGCGCTGCCGGCAGAGTCCACGAGGCCAACGTGCATCCCGTCCTCGCTCAGAGCGACCACGCGGTAACCCTTGAACTTTTCGGACATGGCCTCCATTGCCTTCTTGCTCATGATGTTCACTCCTTTTCTCTTGTTCGTTTCGTTGCTTCCCTTTCCGGGGTCCAGAGACGCCGCCCGCAGTTTTAATGTCTTAAACTCTTCCTGCATGGCACTCAGCGCCTTGATCCGCGCCCCCGGAATTGCCGGCGGCACATCGTCTCCCAACACGGTTACGCCGAGACCTGCCCAATCTGTAATAATCTCGATATCGCCGTCCATGTGGGATTTTTTCGTATCGGTCTCAGCGGAAACATCCATGCGCCCTGTCCGCACGATTTTTTCCACCAATTCCGGTGCGTAAAACTGGAATAACCGGCCCTTTGCCCTGATCCACTCGTTCCCGTCCTCTTCCACAATGGAAAAGTCCCTGGGATCGTCGGATAGGGTCCCTACGATGCGCTCCGCCGTTCCGTCCATAAACGTGTAGCCCTTCTCGCCGGTGTAGGGGTCCTGCACTTCTCGCATATTGTGTCCGTCCCCCACCTTGCGGCCCACATAAGCACACAGAATGGGCTGACCCACAAACGTCAGGTAGTGCTCCCGCATATTGCGGAAATCCCAATGATTCTCATTCAGCCCGGAGCGCATGACCCACAGCTCCACGCCGAACTCGTATTCGCTGAGCCGCTGCATGACCCGCAGCTCGCCGGACATTTTTACGTGCTCCGGCGGGGTTCCTCTCGTCCGAAACGGCATGGTCACGTCTCCTCTCCGTCAAACAGCTTTTCCACCCAGTTGTCATAGTTGGTGGCGCTGCCGTCGGTCTTGTCATACATCTGCCATGCGTAGAGCATGGTCTCGTAGCTTTTGCTGTTCTCCATCTGAAGGTTTTCAAATTCCCTTGCCAGCGGATACAGCCCCACTTCTTCGCTGGCGGCTACGCAGTCCCGCAAGGCGCCCTCAATGTCCTCCAACAGCCGGATCACCTCTCTGAAAACGCCGTCCATGTCCTCCGGCCGCTTCCGGTATTCCGGGGTCTCCGGGTATTCCTGCATCAGGTGCCGCTGGTGGAGAATGTCTCCGATCACGTCAAACCGCTTGGGCTGTTCGTGGGCCAGACGGTGAATGGCGTCCGCCGTGTGTACCAGTCCAAACTCCACCAGAACCCACTCCTTCAGCGTGTCCAGACCCCGTGCGGCGTTCTGGTATGCCGCTGTGGCCCGCCTCGCCGCGTCCCGCAGCGGGGAAAAGCGTGGAATTTCGTAGTTGTAAATGTCCCGCAGCTTTGCCATGTGATTTCCTCCTCTCGTTTTGAAAAAAGCGCTGCCCACGCCGGTCATTCCGGCGTCAGCAACGCTTTGCTCCTCCCGCTCACCGCTTAGAGCGGGGTGCTCTGTTCACTTTTTCTTCGGCTATCCGCCGTAGGTGTCAATGTCCGCCTCCTGCCCCTCGCTGGTCACGGTGCCGTCCCCCTTGGGTCTCCCGCCGGGGTTCAGATCGTGGGCCGCCTGGGGCGGCAGTCCGCTTTCGGACTGCTTGGCGTTGTAGCTGGTCACAAGGGGCAGCCGCTTATCCATGATGCCGCTGGCCTTGATGGCGTTGGAAATGCTCAGATCGTCCAGCAGGGAAAGATCGTTCATGGCCATGTAGATGATCGTCTGGGGCAGAATACCGAGGGTCATGCCCTGCTTGGCCTCCTCCATCCGCTTTTCCTCGGTGGAGAGGGTCCCGAACAAACTGAACCGCCACGAATATTTCAGATTCAGCTTGTCCATAATGGCCGCCATCATCCGTTCGTAGCCCCGGTATACGCACTCCGCAAACTTCCCTTCGATTTGCAGGGAGATTTGAGCGATGCCCGCCTTGGGGTCCTCCGTGGTGGGTACGATGGCGGACAGCCCCGCCTTGTTCATGGCGTAGCTGTACCCGGCTGCGGAAATCTTGGTGGCGCTGGGTGCTTCTGCCAACTGGTGCATTTTGATGTTTTCCACAGGGGCCGTGAACCAGCCGATCCCGCTGGTGTTGCTCTCTGACAGCATTTGATACCACAGGTACTCAAACAGCCGCCGTCCCGCGTCTGAAAGCCGGTAATCGTCCTCTGTGCTTGTAATTTCGGACTTATCCTTGTAGGGGATCTCGCCGGTAAACAGTGCGATCAGGGGGTTCTGCACCAGTTCCAGCTGGATTTGCTCGTACTGGGCCATCTGCACCAGAGAGAGATACAGCCCCGCCAGCGGGGAAATGGCGTTCCGGGATACATCGTCTGCCTCAAAGGTGAAAATCTTGTCCACCGGCAGCGTCACCCAGTAGAACCACCGCCCGTTCTGGGAATAGACCTCCGGGTCTCCGGCCAATCGGCCACCGGTCTGCTTCCTCCGCTGTTCCAGCACGTTCAGGTCCACCCGGTCCCGCGCCGCGAAAATCACCCGCTTCCCCGTGCCCTCCGGTGCCCGCTCCGCCGATGCGTAGAAGTCATCCAGATAGGGCAGCAGCAGGTCTCCGAACTGCAAGGGGTCCGTCCCCGGCTGCATAAAGTACATCAGGTTCATCGCCACCGTGTATTTCGACACGTTGTTGAACCCAACGATCTTTACCCAGTCGCTGGGGAGCTGCTGTAAAAAGGCGTGGTTTACCTTGTTGTGGGGCTTGTCCACGCTGATCCGGGGATAGTAGAAAACCTTCCCCTCCTGCAAGACCTGCCCCGCGATCTCATGAGCCGTGGCTTTGGGGTCCAGCGTTTTCCGCAGCTTGTCCAAAAGCTGCCACTCCCGCAGGAAGTCCTCCCGCTTCGCTTCTTTCTCTGTGGCGTACTCCGGGGCAATGTAGCTGTGGTAGGTCAGCATTTCCGTGTACACCTTCCGGGTGTGAAACAGGGGATACGCCGTCCATTCCAGCGCGTGGGCCACCTGCCGCAGGCCCTGTTCGTTGCCGTCCGGTGCGGTGAGCATCTCCGCCACCTTGTCCTTGCTGTAATTCATCGGCAGGGAAGAAATGGCCTTTACGCGGCGGTTCTGAATGTAGGGGTTATTCCGGGTGTAGGTGTTGCTGGCCGCCCGCATAAATGCGCTGCTTACGGCGTCCATGGGTAGATCGCCGTACTGTGCCGCCAGTTCCCGTAGCCTTCCGAATATCTTCGGGTACGAGGCGAACTGCACCGACCTCAATTCAGTTTGCAGGTCCATGCTCCCCGCCTCCCTTCATGCGTTCCCGCTCCTTCTGCAATTCCCATTCCAGCCGGTCCAGAGTGCTGACCCATTGCTTCTCCGCTGCTTCCGGCGTTACGCCCGCTTGGGCCGCCGCTTCTGCCAGGATCATGGTGTTGCAGTCCGCCAGCCACAGGCGGTCCCCGTCTGTCAGACGGTCCAGGTCTGCCCCGGCCACCTCCACTGCGCCCTCCGGCTTTTTCCGTCCGGTGAGATACAGCAGAATGTACCCTGCGCAGATCCGGTAAAACCGGGTGTCATACGCGATCTCTTCCGTTTTCCGGGTCCGCCCCATGGCGTACAGCCGGTATCGTTTCTTCCGTTGAGCCATTGTCAAAACCTCCGGCCTCCCCGCCGCGCCGTCACCAGCCGTCCGCTGCTTCCGGTGCTGATAGGCGGGGTCTTTTTGTCCTCTTTGAACCGATCCAGCGCCGACGCCCAGTCGCTCTTGTTCCTGCCGTGGATCTCCGTCAGCAGTTCCTCCCGCTCGATCAGCTGGGCCAGCCGCAGGGCATATTTCGTGGCGGACCAGCTATCGCGTTGGATGGCCTTGGAAATGCGCTTCTCGCTCATCCCCGCCCCGCTGGGCACCAGCTTCAGGTTCTGGATCTGGCCGGACAGCTCCCGGCACTTCTGGTAGGGCTGTGCGAACTGATAATCCCGGTCATCGTCCCGGATGCGGTGCAGCCGCTTGTATGCCTCTACGCCCTCGTTGGCGTTCAGGGTCAGAAGTTCAACGTTGTGGTGCTCAAACTCCGTCTGTGCGTATTTCAGCATTTCAAAGTCCGGGTCCGTCACGCCGGTGCCGCCTGCCTTGATGGGGTAGATCACCGGAATGGCCCCCGGCAGCTCCGCCGCCGCATAAGCCGCGTGGTTCTTCACACACAGGGGCGGCAAGCCGTCCCCCAAATCGGTCATCAAATCTTCCAGCACCCCGCGCCCGTACTGCCATGAGTCGATGGCGATGTAGGTCTGGCTCCCGTCATAGCAGAACCGGTTCCAGATCGCTTTCAGCCGCCGCGCCTGCACTTTGCTCTGGTCAGGCGGCGGCCAATCGTCAATGTAAACCAGCTGCTTCAAAAAGCGGTCCCGTTTCAGGTATTCCCGCTGCCGCATCAGCTTCAGCACCACGCAGGCGCATTTCGCGTTTTTCGAGCCGTCCTCATAGGAAACGTCATAGCCCACGATGTAAATAACTTCCTCCGGGTCCAGCTTGGGGTGCGGGTCCTTGCAGCAGTGCTCCGTCTCCATCACCAGAAGCCGCTGAGAATCCGTCAGCACCTCGTCACTAAGCACGGGAAACTCGTCCGCGCCGGTGTACCGGCTCTCCATCTCCCGCATCCATTTTTCCGCAGACAGTTTTTTCCGCTGTTTCAGTACCCATGAGTATGGGCGGATCTGCTGAAGTACAACGCATTCCCAAGAAATATCCATAGCAAACGCGCTCTCACCGGCAGCCATGGCCTTCATGGCGTCGCACCGGGCCTGAAACGCCGGGTTCTGCTTGCGTCCAGCGCTGGTGATGGAGTGATCCTTGTACGCAACAAAATTGGGGTCGGCTTCTCCGTTGATGTTGTGCAGCAGACGCACCGCTGGCATCACGATCGTCCCGTATGCCTCGTGGTCAAAGGGTTCTCCATCCTCTTGGGCAAATTCCTCCGCCGTAACCGCGTGTATGTTGTCGCCGCGCATGGCTGAGATATAAAAGGCGCTGCCGCAATCCGTCTCGATCTTGAAATCGTCCTTGCTCTCCGCCGTGACCCTCCAATGCGCTGCCAGCGTCGGAAAGTCTTTTTCGATTTGGCGAAACGTTTTGCTACCGATGCTGGCCATCTGCTTGTAGCTTGGACCAAAATATGCAACCTGTGTGGCCGGCCATACAACACCGTTCACCATCTCGTATTTCATCTTGGAATAGGTTTTTGTAATGCCTCTGGTTCCCGTAAAAGCCACGCTGGATTTTCTTGCGTACACCCGCTCCATAACCCTTTGCAAAATCTCGTCTCGCGCGTAGTCCGCGTTCTCCCCACGGCAGATATCTAACAACTTGTCCGGGAACCACCGAAATGTCCAGATCAGAAAGGCCCACCAGGCATCCTCATAGTTCGTGTAGTCTCGCTCCGCTGTTGGCTTCACGCTGACCCAGCCCTGTGAACTTGTCCATGCCTTTCCAGCCCGCCGCGCCATGGTTCCTCCTTACCGCTTTTTCTTCGCCGGAGGCATCTTCACAAGCCCAAGCTGCTGGTATGCCTCCTTTTCCTGCTCGTTGGGTTCCTCCGCGAACTCGCCCAAATCGTCCCGCAGCCGCATCTCCGGCGGCAGGGTGGTCAGCTCAGGCCGCCCCTCGTTCTGCCGCATCCGGTTTTCGTTAATTAAAATCATTTGCTCCGCCGCGTCCATGGTGTAGGGGTATTTGCAGGATCGCCCAAACAAAATGCGGAACATCTCGTCCGGGTCGCATTGCTTTCCGTTTTTCAAAAGCCCTTTCTTTTCCAGCGCTTCCACCAGACTGTCGATCCGCAGATCGTCAATGGGCTTCGCGTCCTTTTTCCGCAGTCCCTCGCTGGACAGGTTGTCCTGCACCATCTTGTTCAGCTTAGCCGCCTTGTCATATTGGCCGATGGCCCGCATCTTGTCCCGGTCCAGCGTCATCTTCGCGCAGTCCCGCAGAATAAACTCCTGCTTCACGCTTACGCCGCCCGCCGCCATCAGGTCGCTGGACAGTGCCTCATAAATGCGGTCCAGTTCGTCATAGTCCTCAGAGGTGTAGGGGTTCTTTGCGGAGTTCTCGCCCCAGTTCTTCCGCTGCTGTGCCGTCCCTACCTTCCGGTTCCGGGCGGACTTCTCGTTGCCCACCGCTTTGGTAAATTCCCCGGCGGACAGTCCCTCGCCAAAAATCTTGGTAATGTCCGTCAGCCCGTCCAGAAAGCCAAGGGGTTCTCCCCGTCTCGTGTCCAGCTTCTTCAGCCGCAGGTTGTCCAGATAGGCGATCCACTTCTCGCCCACGTCCGGCTCTTTTGGAACCGCCAGCATATCGAAAGGGCGGTCAAATTCAATACAGCAGTAAAAAAGGGCAAGGCTGTCGCTGGTGGCACGGGCAATGGCGTCATAGCGTTCCTGCTGTGCAGTCAGTTCCGCTGTATCCATCGGTTCCAGTTCCATTTGCGGCCTCCTTCCCCTTGAAAAAAACAGAGAGTGAAAAGAATTTATTTCTTCTCACTCTCTATTATTTCACAAGATTTTCCCGATTTGGTAAACTTTAGTAGCCACTTGAAAAATTTTTTATTCCGGCTCCAAGCCAAGGATGTAATCCACACTCACGCCGTAAAAATCCGCCAGTGTGATCAGGGCCGACGCCTTCGGTTCCTTCATGCCGCTTTCGTAAAATCCTACCATGCCGTGGCTCATACCGCAGTATTCCGATACCCGGCGGCTGCTTATGCCTCTGGCCCGCCGCAATTCCCGCAGCCTTACTGCGTAAACCGGCAGTTCCTTGCGGTCCTCAGTCCTCTCCATCGTCCCCCTCCCCTTCCAGCAGCTCGCAAAGCCGTTTCAGGCGCCGTTCGATGCTTTCCATCTTCCAAAGCAAAGAAAACAGCGCCAGCAGTGTGCAGGCGTATACCGTCATGGCAATATTCCCGCTGCTCGCCTCATAGACCGCAAAGCCCGCCGCCGCAAACAGGAGCACAAAATTTACAAGCGTCTCTGCCATGTCCTCCGCCCCCTTTCTCAGACTGCCCGGACCTCTCCGGGCAAAAAGTTCTCCGTCACGTCCCCGCCAAGGGTTTTGGTCGTCACGGTGATAAACCGTCCCTTGGGGTGTACCCATGTCACCCGCCCCGTCCGCATCGGGCACAGCTCCACGCTTGACCGCTCGCTTTTCGCCCGCTCCACCGGCAGCGTCTTGAACTTCGCCTCTACCGTCTGCCCGATCTTCATTTCCGTCCTCCATACGTCACTTTTCTCAAATCTTTGTACCGCTCAGCGTGCGGAATCAGCTCCGCCTTATCCCGGATGATCTCTTTCAGCACCCGGTCCATATGCTCCTGGTACACGTCCGCCGCCGGGTTTTTGTAGTCCAGCGCCGGCCTGTATTCTTTTCTCACTTCTGCCCATGCTTCGGTAAGCCTCATAATGCGGTCATAGCCCCAGCCCTCCGACTGGTGAATCGCGATTTGCAGTGTATCAATGTCATACTGCGAGGTTATAACCATCGTTGCCTGAAGCAGCCGGTTGGTCTCGTTCTCCCACCGTTGCAAGTATCCAGATTGTTTGGCCATCTTACTTCCCCCTTAACAAGTGCAGTTTCAGCCACAGTGGAATGTCGGCGGTTAAAATGCTTTTGAAATAAAACACGATAAGCGCAATGCCAGCGGCTATAACCATCGTCCAAAAGGCTATAATCAGCCAGTCTTTTCGTTTCATTCAGTACCTCCGCCCTTTCTCTTGCCATAGCTGCAAAAATCGTCCGGATGTTCACGGTCGAGATGGACTTCACACCATCCCGTTTTCGGTTTGTTGTATGACCGACAATTTTTGCACCGCGTCACGACCACGGCATCCGATGTCATATCAATTTTCCCGCAGTTATCACACGTTACGTGACACTGGCTTTCGTAAACAACACTCATGGCTTTCTCCTTGTCCTGATCCATGTTTTAACAGCGGTGAAAGATGTGAAGCATTTCAGGCGGTTGATGACTTCATCGAGCACTGCGATACAACAATGCCCATGCTCGTCGTATGGCTCTTGAGTTTCTTCATATACCGTGTTACGGTATTCCTCTATGCACTCAACCGCAGACACAACAGCATTGATCTCCGGCTCCCTCTTGTTCCAGTTGGACACAAGTTTCTCCAAGAAGATCTCCTCGTTGTTGCAACTCCCGAAATGAATCTGCATCTGGCCGAGGCAGTTTTTATCGTTGCACACAATGGCAAAGCCATTTTGAATGCTGACAAGTCTCGCCGTTTTGCCGCAATATGGACATCTTTCCAACTCCATACGATGCCTCCTATCGGAATTTTCGTCTGCTTTCAGGATTTCGTCAGCATCAATCAGCGTCGCCGCGCAGTGGGGGGCAAAAGTTTTTGTCTCCTTGTGTTTACAGTTTGTGTCCATACGGGTTCTCCTCTCCGCTCATCATTGCCAGCATCTCTCGTACTTTCGGCGGAAAAATCAGTTCTTCCATACGTGCCGCCATGATCTGCCGCACAGCCTTTTTCCCCAATGGCGGTTTCTTCGGTGGTATTTCTCCCCGTCTTGCCGCTTGTGCAACAGGGTTATTCTTTGCTGCCCATCCCATGCTCAACCTCTCCTTCCGTACTTTCGCCGTCCATCTTGGCCCTCTCAATCTCAAGCGCACGTTCACGAAGGTCTCCGAATCCGTACTCATCCTGCCAGCCCAGCTCCGCAGAGGCTTTTTGGCAACTCTCACATAGATAACACGTCCACGGAGTTCCATCAAAAACACAACTGCGTTCCATCATAGTCCCTCGGCAAAATTTTCGCCCGCACCCAAAGCAAACATGGTCAACCCTCGTTTTGACAACTTTTCTTCCAGCAACATCCATGTGTTCATCCTCCGTCATGCACCGTTGTGTACTTCCAAATCAGCGTGTTCAACTTTCTCAGCCCCTCCATGGTGATTAGATCCTGCTCGCACAGCTCGTCCCGCAGACGTTCCAGCGCTTCGATTGGGGCCACGTCGGCGGCAGAAATGCGAATGACAGCCGCTTTCAGACAGTCAAGCATCCGATTTTGTGCAGGGCTTCGGCATGGGCTGCGCTGTCCCTGCACAGCTCTAAGCACTGCTTCCCGCTTAATGTATTCAGCCATCCTCATCCCCTCCAAATTCCGCCTCGTACTGTTCTGGCGTGATAATCTCGATGTCCTTTGCGGAATAGCCCAAGGTGTCGAGGCACATCAGCTCCGCCAGTTTGTCTTTGTCAATGGCCGCCGCAGCGTCCTCATAGGATACGCCGGATTTTGCCTCAAAGCTGATTTGAGCGCCAAACGCCCCGGCTACGCTAAAGCAGATTTTATATTCAGCCATTGTCATTTCCTCCTTCATTCCCATGCGCACACTCATCAATCAACTCGTTCAGTCGTTTAAGCCCTTCTATGGTAATTAGGCCCTGTGCGTACAGGTCATCCTGCAAGCGCTTAAAAGCGTCTGCCGTGTCTTTGGCGCATGGAAAGCCTTCAGCAAAGTGTTCCTTTGCGAAAACGTCCGCTTCCGGCATGGGAGCCACACATAAACGGCTGGTGTTGTTAATGTATTTGCCCATTGTCAGTCCTCCTGTTCCATTCCTTAGCAGCATCTTCTTTCGTGTGACCTCGCCTTGCAACGGCCCCACAACTCTGACACTGCGCGAAATACCGATAGTACAAATACTCGTTATCATCCGCAAGTATCTCTACACCTTTATATCCGCAAAACGGACACGGTTTTAGGTCATTCATCCTTCATTGCCTCCAATGCCGCTTTGGCTTCCTCGCTGGTCAGGAATATTGTTTTACCGATGTCACTATCCTTGAATGAGCCGTTGCCGTATTCACAGTCGCAGTAGCACTCACCGGAACAATCTTGCGTCCAGTTGTTAAATGGGCATCTCTTACAGTCGGCACCGTCACAATCAAACGACACAAGAAACTCAATACCCCCGCTGTCACACAGGTACATTTCGTCGATTTCGCACTTGATGATTTTGCCACTGGCAGCCCACACCGTATCTCCCACCTTGCACGGCAGCACCATCAGCCGACCGGCCTTGTCGGCCTCGGCCAGATCGCGGATGCGATTGAGCAATGCAAGCTGCTCCGTCAGCGTTTTCGATTCTTCCAGCGCGTAATCAAACAGTTTTTCCAAAGCGGTTACTTCTTCCGGCGTCCGCCCCGTCTCCTCATAGGCGGCACATTGATTCGCACAGTCAATGAGAGGGATGTACTCGCTCTCATAGTCAATTCGCGCTGTGTGCAATTCATTGATAATTTCGATTGCTCTATCGCTGTATCGCTCCATCATCCCACCTCCTCCGGCGGCTCCGGCAGCGGCATCCACGCCAAAGCACGAGCATTTGTTCCATTGGCAACTTCACCGCCCCAGCTCCCGTTGTTTTGATATCCGAGTGCGTAATTTACAAACATTCCATTAAAGTCTCCATATCGGAAATACTCACCCCAACACAGCACTTTCCGAAAATTCTCCGGCAGCCGCTCCTCCACCGGGATCCAGCGGGGCACCTGCCCCCGCAGCTTTTCAATCTCTTTCTCCTGCGCCTCAATCCGGTCGGCGGCTTCCGCCAGATCATCGCCCAAGGTAATGGGCGTTTCCACTGGTTCCCCTCCGCCCATTCTGCGTGCTCACGCAGAGCATTTACGAGGTTTGTATCTCTCATAGTTCCTCCCTACATTTCTTCATTCAGCCAGCTTGCCCATGTCACCATGCGAGTATCATCGGCACTGGATAGCTTCTCTGGATATTTCAGATCAAGTGAGCAGCCCTTTGCTTCCAGCGCGTCATCCACGGCTTTTTCGATCAGCTCCCCCAATCTGGCTGCGTTTTTTGTGTAAAACTCAAAGTTTGTCATTCCTCAAACCCTCCAAGAACTTCCTGTCCCGGCAGAACGCCGTCCTCCATCCACCAATGGAATACATCCACGCCGGATTGCCACTGGCACGGCAGGCCGCGCTCCCTCCTCGCTTTCAGCATCCGATCAAAGGCCCGAATATACGCCGCCTTGATTCTCGGATAGCGAGCGAACTCCATAGTCCTTGCTTTTGATGCCATAGGACAGCCTACGCAGCCGACCCGGTGGAAGCCCTCGCAGTACAGCGGGTTCATGGGAATTTTTTCAATAGCAGCATAATCCAGTACCTCATTGTCCTTCCAGTCGATGATGGGGTTCACCACCCGCTTCCCCTTTAGTTGGCACGTTTCAAATAATCGGCGATCCTCGTCATTATCGTTTGATAGGATCAATTTGCTTTGTGGCTTAGACGTTAATACCTCTAAACCGCCGCGGCGTTTCCTGGCCGTGGATTCCGCCCAGCGAACACCTGTAGCGATGAACCGATCCTTGCCTCCTCCCTCTTTAAGGGCAGCGCAACAGTACCGCACCAGGCGTGTGGGCGGCATGAGCTTCTTTTGAATCAGTTTCCACATGGTCATACGGGAGCCGTCCGGCTGAACATGCTTATCTACGGTACACTTCACGCCCTTTTCCTCCAACCGGCGGAACGTATCGTACACATGGCGCACCGTCTCCGGCGCGTCCGCCGTGGTGAGGGAGTGCAGTGTTTCAAAGGGGATGCCGCTTTTCTCGGCCAAGTGCAGAAGCACATCGCTGTCCTTCCCGCCGGAGTAGGTGATCACCAACGGTTTTTCAAAAAGCCGTAGGCTCATATCCGATGCCGCTTTCAGCCGCTCGATAGCGGTCTGCTCCAAATCGCTCATAGGTTCTCCAATTCCCCGCCGCAGGCGACGTAACCGGCGAGGGCAACAAAGCAATCGCCCGTTGCCCGGTTGCCCTGAATCCGTGCGATTTTCAGCAGCGCCATCATCATGGCAACGTCCTTCGCCGTAATCGTGTGCCCGGTGTATACCGTCCAGTATTGCCCAATCAGGCCGAAACTGTCCTCTGGCGTTCCGTAGTCGGTTTCCCTTCCTCCGCACACGCACTGCTTGGCAGCGGCTAAAATCTCTTCACGGGTCATTCCTCCACCTCCGCAAGCCAGAATTTCCGGCAGCAGTTATCGCACTCAGCGTAATGCCATTTGCACAGTCCCCTTTCGTCCTTATACACGTGAGAAAATGCGTTCGGGCATATTGCTAGGACACCGTCTTTCGTAGGCTCCGCTCCCGGAAACAGCTTCAGGAACTCACTCTGCCTGGTTTTGACGGGGTGTTCCTTTGCCCATTGCTCAACTGTGGCAACCATACCCTCGGCATTTTCTTGGTTATAGTTGTGGTTTAGGAAATAATCTTCACACACTGTTGTAATCGGGCAAGTGTCACACTCGCCCTGTGCGTTGCACATTCTGCTTCGTTCTTTCAAAAACTCAACAGCATCCATCATTCTGCCTCCCCTTCCTCGTCCAATTCGTTGAAATACTGGCTCCCGCAATAGGGACAGCCCACCTTCCGAAACCGCTCAAAAAAGCAGTCCGGTCTCGGCTCCGAACCGTCTAAGATCAGCGGGGCTTCAAAATCTGCGCCGCAGGTTTCACAGTGATACATGGTGTTTTCCTTTCTCCGGGCGGTAAACATCTCCCCGGTTCCACGCCTTCGTGGCGCAGTTCAGACCGTGATATGGTCTGGTCCGCGCCCCAGCCAGTCCCGCCCGCTTTCCAGCAATGGAAAGATCCTGTCTAACAAGGTGAACCACCTATCACACAATCCACGGGTTCTACTTCATTTCCGTGAATTTTTGTGACATCTCCATAATGCTTCACCTAAATCACCCCCTCTTGCATTTTCAAATAATCGTCTCGTTTTCTTTCCCTCCGCAGTTTTCGTTTGCACCGACTTAGAAAATCCGCGTCCATGTGCATCTCCCGGCAAATGTCCGCCGGGTCTGTCCGTGCTTCCAGCAGCTCCCGCAGCTTCTGCATTTCCGCTTCCCGTAGAAGGGGTGGCCGCCCGCCGCGGCTGGTAGTCCGACCTCCGCCCGCGCAGTTCACGCATTCCGCATAGGGGCAGTGGTTCAGGCAGTAGTCGATCTGGCTCTGCCGGTCATGGGTGCATATCTCAATGCGGTCTTTCCCGTCCGCGCTGTCCCATGGCAGCACGGCCCGCACGATCACAGTTACGGTCTCCACCGGGCATATCTCCTTTCCGTTCATACCTCCCGCACGGTGATGTGCTTCATGTCCTGCATCATCTTCACCTTCATGCGGTAGGTCTTGTCTTTTTTCGTGGAAGGGCCTTTTACGTCCTCCACAACCAGATGCCATGTGCCGTCCTTCCCCCGCTCCTCGTAGGAGAAGTCCGCCCGATATGTCACGGCGCGGCTTCGGTCGCCGTTGGCCGTGATGTAGCTTTCCTTCAGCGTGAATTGGGGTTGGAGCCGCAGGTCCCGGATGGCCCCGGCCTTGCTGAGCAGTACCAGCTCGTCATACCGTGCCGCCTCCTTGCGGCCGTCGAAGGTGTGCTCCGTTCCGTTGGGCAGGGTTCGGGCGGTGGGGTGGTTGTGGTGCTTGCGCTTACCCTCCGCCGCCGCTTCCGCCTTTCCCTTCTCCTCCGTCACGAACCGGGCCATCACCCTGGCCGTCCGGTCGATCTGCTGGGCCTGCATCTGCTGCTGTACCTGCTTCCGGTATCGCTCCGGCAGGCTGTTTAGGTCATCCAAACAAACACTCATCGCTTTTCCTCCTGATATTTCGGGCAATCCAGCACCTGTACCCGTTCCACCAGTCCGTCCCGATCCATGCGGGATCTCCGCCGGACCTTCCAGCCGGGAACGTCCTCAAAGCGGACCTTTCCACTTTTTTCGTCCACCCGGCTCCATTCACACTGCCCATAGGCCAGTTTGCAGGACCAGCACTTGTGCAGACTGTTGGAGGGGTCCTCCTTCTCCGCCTTCGTGCTGTATCTCCGCATACAGCTTGCCAACGTAAAATTACCTGCCATCCCCATCGGCCTTTCCCCGGAGATAGGCCATCACCTCATCCCGGCTGCGCCGCTGGGGCCGTACCGCGTCCTTGAACCATTCCGGCGGCTTCACCGCCTCGGCTTCCGGTTTCACTTCCGGCGCCGGCAGTTCCTTTTTCTCAGGTGCCGCCAGCTTCTCCGGCTCCGGCCCGGTGCCGATGCGCTGTACCAGCGCCCGAACCTCCGCAGGCAGGGCGTTGATCTCCCGTTCCCGTACGGAAATGGCCCGGTAGCTGCGCTGGAAGTTGCTGGACACTACGCTGTGCACCGTCTCCGTGTCCATCCGCGCCCACTCCCGCAGCGTGTTGGGACTGCCCACGATCCGCTGTACCACCGGCGGGAACTTCTCAAATTCCTCCTCCGCGCCGTACAGCCCGTTTCGGATGGCCCTTGCCACCAGACCCCACGCCTCTGCCTCCGTCATTTCCGGTTTTGCCGTCAGCAGGCGAAGTTTGGCCTTTACCTGCCCGATGGTGGGCGGGAATCCCTTTTCGTCGCTTTCGATCACGCTTTTTACCGCCGCCGCCACCAGCGCCACCTCGTCATGGGCAAACATATCCGCCCACAGTTTGATGGCGTTGCGCATATCCGGCCCAGTGGTGCTGCTGTAAAACCGGGGATAGGCCGCCGTCAGAATATCCATGATGATGCCTGTCTCCTGTCTGGTCATGTTGTGCGGCCCTCCTCCGCGTCCATCTCCGCTGCCAGCTCCGTCCAGCTTTTCCGGGGCTTGTCCGTCCGGGATGCCGCCGGGGCGGGCTTTCCTTTCCCGCTGTCCCGGCCTTCCCATGTGAGGAACTTCTGCTTCCAGTTCTTCACCGGGTTGCCCTTGCTGTCCCTCCACGAGCGGCCCTGTGCGTCCGGGGTGTTAAAATACTCAAAAAACCGACGGGGGTCCACCGTACTCTGCCGGGACGCGGCGTAGGCTTCCACCTCTTCCAGCGTGGGCGGTACGAATTTCACCGCCGTCCGCTTTCCGCTCTCCGGTGCCTTTGGCTCACTGGGGGCACTGCCCCCCATATCTTCTGAACGTAGTGAAGAAGATATATCTTCTATATCTATCTCTTTCTCTATCTCTTTCTCTCCGTAACGATGTTCGCACAATGTTCGCACATCGTTCGCACATTGTGACGATTCTCCCAGCTTTGCTCTTGCTCTGGACTCCCTCATCCGCTTTGCGGAGGAACCTTCGCTCCCAACGTTTTTCACCGCATACGGGAAGAAAAACGTGACGTCATCCGAGGTCTCCGCCAAACCGCAGGAAAGAAGGTAGTTGATCGTCACCTCCACGTTGGCCGGTTCCTCATCCAGTTCCAACGCCAGCTCATCGGCAAAGTTATCGTCAAGACCTGACCACTGCAAAATTCCATCGTGCTTCATGGCAATGAGCTGCATTTTCAGGTAAATGATGAGGTAGGTATCCCCGCCCGCCAGCTTGCGGAGTTTTTTGATCCGCTTGGACGTAAAGAAGTCATCATAGAGCCGCAGCCAGAAATACCGGTTTTCTTTCGCCATAGGTCAATTCCCCCTAAATCTGCGGTACATAATCGTAGGGTTCGTCCTCTTCGGGCTGTTCCCACGGCAAAACGGCGTCCTCCTGACTGTCAAGGGAACCCGCCTGACTGCCGCTGTGTTCCATAGGCTTCGCCGGTTCAGAGGAGCGCGGCTTCTCACTTTCTGCCGCCAGCAGCCCCAACACTGCCGCCATCACCGTCTGCGGGGCCACGAACTCCGCGTGAAGCTCGCTCCACTCCTTCTGTTCCCCGTCACGGGTGGTGTAGCGCCGGGTTTTCCACACGCCGCACACCAGAACGGCGTCTCCCTTTTCCAGGCACGCCGCCATGCGGGTCACGTCATCGTCCCCCACGGCAGACACGTTCATGAACTCGCCCTTAGCGTACTTCATGCCAAATTCCGCCTTCGGCGTTCCCTTGGCTGTGGTTCCGGTTTTGACTTCACGGGTGACGGTGCCGGCACACATCATGTACCGGCTCCCGTCCTCCTCCCGCGTCTTAATGGAGATCAGCATGGTTCCTCACCTCATTCCCCAAAGAAGGTGGCCGCATAGTCCATACCCTCGTCCCGCGCCTTCTGAGAGGCCTCTGCGGTCTTTTCGAGCTTGGGGGGTGTAACCATACCGGATTCGCTCTCCACGGTCTCCTGATGGGCTTCCACAGCCGCAGGCGCGGTCTCCACCACCTCTCCGGTAGATGCCACCGTGCGCTCCGGCATGGGCATATCAGGGATCATGCCCTCGTCCTCGGCGCTGGCTTCCTCCATGAGCTGGGTCTTGACCTCCGGGGACAGGGGCGCGTAGCCGCTGTTCAGCAGCTGCCGCAGAATCGTCTTGCGGCACATCCGGTCCTGCCCACCGTTGGGATCGTACCAGGGGGAGCCGTTCAGCAGCTTTTCCACGTCCTTGGGGTTCATCTCCCCACTCTGCATGGCCTTGAACTTCTCATAGCTGAACGCCTTGGAGTACCGGTCCGCATGGCGCAGGAGCCGGTCCATGGGCCAGTATTCAAAACGGAAGGTCCCGTCCTTCAGTTCGTAGTAACCGTAGTAGCCGATAATAGGCTTACTCTGCCGCTCCTCGTCGCTCTCATACTTGGCAAGGTTCACGATGGGCTTGCCCGTCCGGCGGCTCCGCCCCTCGATCTCGCCCTCACGAATGTCCGTGCAGTCGATGTCAGCATAAAACCCGGTGGACATGGCAAGCTGGATATAACCTTTATCACGATTCCGGCGCTTTCTCATCGCGCCGGGGTGGACTATCTCTTCACACGTTTTCGTGTGCCGCGCACTTCGGGCAGCAACTCATCCTCTGCCCTACCCCGCTACATTCATCACGGGTAGTCTCTACACTCAAATACTCAAAATGAAGCCCTTTACAGGTTTTTAATCTTCCCTTCAAATGCTGGCACAATGATGAAGGGAGCTGTTTTGTTTCTCTTGCTTCTTTTATGCTCTGAAATATCTCTCCGGTTTCTATGCACCTGACTGCTTTCTGCCTCTTTGCCACCGATTCAGGGGCATCCTTTTTACCAAGTTTGGCAGCCCTCAATTTTTCTCTTGTTTCCTCAGATACGGGGTGTCCCACTTTTGGACCTTTCAGATTGTTTAAAATCTGCTTCATCCTTGCTTCTGGGGACATTGCCGCCCACTGCCTTTTGCCGCACACTCTGAGGTGTTCCTTTTCTTCCTCAGTCAGCGGTCTGCCTCGTCCGTCTCCGCCCCTCGTCCGGTTATATCTGGGCCTGAGCTTTTCTATAAAAAACATCTCACGCTCATTCAGCATTTCTGCTGGACATTCCTCAAGAACTTCAAACGAAAAGTTTTCTAATCCATACTTGATGAACGCTCTCTTCAAAGATAGGTTGTGTTCGGCGGTTATAGTCCGGTGTTCTATAAACCGACGCTTAATGTCAATGCTTTGTCCAACATAGGTGTTGCCAGACACCTTGTTGGTGATAAGGTAAATTCCTGTCATAATTTTCTCCATTTTGAGTATCGCAGCACGGTATTGCCCCGAAAAATGAAGGGTTTCACCGTTAGCACCGCAAAAGCGGCACACCCCTGAGTAATAGGGTTCACGCAGTTTTACTTGACCATAAAAGTTTAGCCAAGAATGTACGTTGCGGTAGTCCCGTAGGGAACCACATAGTAGCCATGGCCGAAGATCAGGCCCATGCCCTCGCCCCGAAGGGCCGCCGCCACAATGGTGCTGGGTTCACAGGCTCTCAGCTGTTCGCTGGCATTCACGGCGGAGATCAGGGTGGAAGTCAGCCGCGCCGCCGCCTTGTCGCTCCGCAGAGCGCTCTGGATCATCTTCTGCATACTGGGGGCCGCAATGGCCATGGAAAACGTGGGCTTGTCCCGCTGGGTCTGGGTCGCAAAGCTGTTTGTTGCCTTCATGACAAAATTCCTCCCTTATTCAGTCTGCGCGGCCAAAGGCGATGCCGTTGGCCAGCATATAATCCCGCAGTCCGTTCAGCTGCTCCACAGTGCCTGTCACCCGGAACGAAAGGGTGACGGTCTGCGGAGCCGTACGCTTCGGCTGTACCTCCGCCGCCGGGGCCGGTGCCGGTGCTTCCGTCTGAATGGCTCTGGACGCTAACACGGCGGCCTGCACCCGCTCCGCTCTGGCGGCTTCCTCCGCCGCCCGCGCAGCCTCGGCCTGCTGTCTGCGCTGTTCCTGTTCCGCCTTCCGCTGTTCCTCAATCTCCTTCACCCGCTTGAGCGCCTGTTCCTTTTTCAGCACAGTGGGCAGATCGTGGCACTGCTTGTACTCTTCCAGCAGCGTTGTCTCGAACTCACTGTTCAGTCCGCGGATCGCGGTAATGCTGCTGTCACACTTGCTGATCGCCACCAGAATGTCCTTGTGGGCCTGTTCCTCTGAATAGGTGGCGTTGCCCCACCGCTTATCAAATACGGCCTCCCACGGCAGAAATTCCACCAGCTCTCCGATACGCTCATCGAAAAAGGCCCGGATAGCGGCCAGCTTCTCCCCCCGACGCTGCTCGTCAAAGGCTTTGATCTGGCCGTCCAGATTGGCGGCAGATTCGTCGCACAGGGCTGTCAGTGCCTTGCACTTTTCCTCAAAGGGGGCGTAGCTGGCCAGCGCCGCCGCCTTGGCCATCTTCCGGCACTCGTCGATACGTCCCGCCACGGAGCGGATGTTGGCCCGGTACTTCTTTGCCGCGCCGATAGCCTCCTCCGTCACCACCATGCCCCGGTATGGAGCCAGATTCTCTTCCAGCCACGCCTGACACTCCGCAAAGTTGGCGGAGATGTTAAACTCCTTCAACGGAGTAAGATCCGTGGTAATGGTAAATTCCATTGCGCTGCTCATGCGTCCGCATCCTCCTGTTCCCCGGTATCATAGGCCGTGATCTCCTTCAGCAGCGGCATGATCCGCTCGTCCACACGGCTCTCCGGCACGTTGATCTCCACCACCATGGCCCGCTTGTCTCCGCCCTTGGTGGGGGCCATCACCTTGTCCCCCACCGTCAGCGGCATCGCCGTCCGGTAGGTAAATGCGTTCCCCGCGTATGCCTTGTGCAGGGGCTTATAATAGCGAATGTTTACCAGCATCATGCCTGTGCCTCCTTGTCATCGTCCTCTTCTGCGCAGGGAATAATCGACAGGAAAATTGCCAAATCCGGGAATTTTCTGCAAATACGCTTGACCTCAAGCAATGTCCGGTGAATCAGATTCACCAGCACATTCGCGTTAGAGGTGGAAATGGCGCTGCATACCTGCGCATTCGCATCGTCCACAGCTACGCAAATAAAAGCCGCAGGGGTTTTGTCCATCAAAACCTCGCCGGTTTTGATGTTCCTCACCGTGATGTGAACCTCGTTCTTTTCCATATTCATGTCTCCTCGTCTTTCTTAAATTTTTCGGAGTTGTGCGCCTTACAAAATCAAAGTCTGAGCGGGCATCGTCCCCGCCTCCACATGGTCCCAAAAGGCCGTCTCCTGTTCCAGCAGCCATTTCAGGTCTGCCTCGTGCTCCCGCCGCTCAAAATCGTAGCGGCGCAGTGTGATGTTGCCGGACAGATCATAGAGCGCCGCATAGAGCACGGCGAAGTCATACCTGGTAGCAAGCAGCTGGTGAAGGATCTGCGTGAAATAGTTCTCAGGAACCTGATCCCGCCATTTCGCCCAGTCAATCCCCCGGCTCACCGTCGAGGTTTTGATCTCCAAAATGCCCTTCCGTCCGGTGTCCGTCTCCGTCAGTTCTCCGTCCAGCGTGGCAAAAAGCCATGGGCGGTCACTCTGGTAGAGAATGTCATAGGCACCGTAGTAAAGCTCGTAGCCGGGATACTGGGCCATGAAGAAGTCCCGGATGGCCGGTTCCATTCGCCGCCCCAGCTCCACGGCCTCGTTGCCGCCGAGATCAGGCGCGGCTTGCGCCCCGGTTTTCTCCTTCCACAGCGTCAGCGCCGTTTTCCATGGACTTCGCCCAATGGCCGCCGCCGCCTCGCTGCCGCCGATGCCACGGCACCGTCCTGCCAGCCATTGAGGCCGATCCGGGAAAGTCAGCCGTACCAACTCACCCATTTTTCAGTTCCTCCCAATACCCCATCACGGTTCTGGCATAATCACTGTGACCCGGATGGCCGCTGTTGTAGGCCGTCAAGGCGTTCTCTACGTCATACCGGCTCAAAAGCTCCGCCATGTAGTCGCAGGCCACCCGGAAATTTCCGAAGGGGTCCATCAGGTCTGTGACCCCCAGCCGCTCCATCCGGGCCTTATGCCACCGGGGCTGTACCTGGCAGTAGCCCCAACTGGCTCCGCCGTCTCCCTTCACGTTCCGGTAGCCGGTCTCCTTGCGGATGATCGCCAGCATCAGCGTGTACTCCACGCCGCTTTCCTCGCAGGCCGCCCGGAGATAGCTTTGCAGGTCTCCGTCCAGTGGAACGTCATCCCGGAAATACCCGCTGTCAAACAGCGCCGCTTCGATCTTCTCGTTCTCGTAGTCCTCCTGAACCGGCGGGGCTGTCTCAGGGTCCAGTTCTTGCCAGAGGACCAGCGAAGCGTACTCCGCCGCCGGTGTCTCGTCCCCGGCCAGCCGTCCCGCCGTCACGATCGATGCCTCCGGCTCCGGCTTCCCGGTCTCCCGCGTCAGCCACAGTGCTGCCAGCACCAGTGCCACAGACGCCCACAGCAGAACCGCTCTGCGGATGGCCTTACGCCTCCGCTCCGTAGCTTCCCGCCGCGCACAGCGAAGCGCGTTTTCCAAGTGGGCTTCCCACGCGGCCTCCGCCTCGTATTCCTCAAAGGTTTTCATCAAATTTCCGTCTCCTTACAGCAAAAACAAAAAGCGCCGCCGAATAGACACCGGTCTCCCGGTACCATCAGCAACGCTCTGCTCCTCTGTCCCAACGCTTAGGGACAGGCATCTCATTCACTTTTCCCATAGGCTTACTTGATCTCGTCCCGCCGGACGCGGATCACCTTCACACCGTCCTTCACCGGGATCAGCTCCACCCGGTCTCCGTGGGCCAGTGCCTTTTCAATGGCTTCTAGCGTCTTTGCGCTGATATTCGTCGGTGTCATGGTCCTCTTGCTCCCTTCGTTAATAGCGGATGGCATCTCGCAGTTCCTCAATGGGAATGTCCAGTGCGCGTCCCAGCTTCAGCAGTTCCTTCAGCGAAAAGTCCTGCGGGGACTTCTTCCGCGCCCGTAGGGTCTGCGGCGTCATGCCCGCCTTTTCCGCCATGGTGCCCACCGGCATCCCCATAGCGGCCTGTCTGCCCCACAGCAGTGAGATCAAAACCTCGTCATTGGGCTTCCGCCCCAGCTTTACCCGCGGCATCCCGCCGCCCCCTTTCGTGATTTAATACTCCATGCCACGCTCTTTTGCCATGCGGATCACCTTCTGCTTCAGCAGCGTTTCAAAAACAGGCCGCAGTTTAGGGTCTCTTGCAATCACATGGAGTTTAGAAACGCCTTTGCACTCCGTAGCCGTGGCCCCGGCGTTCTTCATGCGCTTGCGAAGCCGTGTCTGCCGGGTTTCCAGATCCACATGGCCGACCCGCTCCACGTCCTCATAGAGTTCTGCACGAAATGTCTGGTGATTCGTCTGAAACCGTTCGACTGCCGTGTTGATGGCTTTCTGTGCCTTCTCCTGCCATCCGTCCTCTGCCAGCAGGGGAGCCGCCATTACATCCATCACGCCGTCCAAAACGGCCTGCTTCTGCTCTACGGCTTTCAGCCGCCGCTCCTGCTCCACGAGATATTGAGCCTGTGCTAAAAGCTGTTCCGCCCCACTCAAACTCTTTTTTACTCGGAAATAGCCCTTGACGAGTTCCCGTTGGACTTCCCACGCCAAATCGTCGGTGAAGGACTTCACCAGCATGAGATAGCCGGATTCTGTAATGAGGGTGACGCTCTCCGGTGTGCCGCCCTGCGGACGCTGAATACCAAGCGTCCGAATTTCGGACGGCTGGTTCAAAACAAAGAAATCTTCACCCTCGATAAAGTGTTCGCGGTTATCGTTGAACCGCTTTCGGGCGGTTCCGTCCGGTCTGCCATGCACGGCGTCAATGTCCTTGAAGGTGACAACGCGCACGCCCTTATGCTCTTTGACCGTGATCGCCACATCATTGATGGTCTGCAACTCATTCATTCTCAGGAACCTCCTTCCCGCAGGTCTCCAAGATGCACCGCTCCAACACCGGAAGGGGGACCCGGTACATCGCCGCCAGCGTGGGCCGGACCTTTTTCGCAGGTGCCCACTTGCCGGTCTCCCATTTGCTTACAACCGTCTGGCTCAGCATCAAGGCCGCAGCCACGCCCTCCTGCGTCAAAGAAACATTACGCCGCAGGTCTCTCAACGTCATTTTCTCACTTCCTCTGCTCAAAATCTCATAATTACTGTGTTTTTGCTTGACAACCTCATAAAGTGACGATACAATAAAACTGCCAGAAATATTGAAAAACGCCGCTCTATGAGGGGCCAAGCTGTTGTGCTTTGCCTGAGCACAAATATATGATACCTCGTTAATAGCGAGAAGTCAACTCAAAATCTCGTTTTTAGTGAGATTTGGCATTATAAACATTTTATGAGGGTTTGAATTATGTTTTTTGACCAATATGAAATGCTTTGTCGAAAAGCAAAAAAATCGCCTAACGGTGTCGCAAAAGAAATCGGCTTTTCATCGGCATCCGTTACACAATGGAAAAATGGGGCCGCTCCGCGCGAGGATACACTGAATCTGATTTGCAAGTATTTTAACGTTGAACCCGGCTATATTCTTGGCTACACGCCGGATGCTCAAGTTGACATGACCAAATACAGGATCGAAAAACTCACAAAAAAGTGGGCTAAATGCAAAGACGAAGATGAACGGCAGGATCTTGCCGTGGAGATCGACGGCCTGCGGGAATCGCTCCATGACCTCACTTTTATTCAAACCATCGAGGCTGCGGCTGACCGTCAGGCCAAAAAAAATACCCGCCCCGCCAAAAGCGGGACGGGCAGCGCCTACGCGCAGTCAATTTATGATTTTGTCGATTCCTGCGAGGATAGCCAGTTGGCCGACCTTGCGCAGTACGTTGAGTTTTTAAAAAGCCGTCAGGGGAAGCCCACTACCTAACTTCCGGTTTCCAGCGGTGCGCCAAACACCCCGCATTGAATAGCTTCCCACAGCTTTTTCATGCTTTCATCCGACAGTCCTTTGATCTGGTGTTTCAATTCATCACGGAGACCCGCGTCGGTATGAAGGTCCGCTCCTGTTAATTCCATTTCTACACATACAAGTCCTTTCTCCCCACCTGTTCCGTTTTTCTTTCTTGCCCCCTGAAGCTGTGATGGAGAGCCGCCGCCCCAGCCACGAAAGCGGCGGCCCGTTAAGACCTGCTGCTTGGGGGTGCGGTAGGTCTGCTTTTATCGTACCATCAAAGCCTCAAGTTTGATAGTCTTAATACACACGATTTCGGTGTTGATACACACAATTCCGATTGCTATTTCGCACATTTTGTCAATTTTCAACAAGGAGGTACTCTATGTATGCTGTCATTGATTGACCAGTGCCGCGCGGTAAAAGAAGAAAAACACATCACCAACAAGGATATCGCGGACGGAAGCGGAGTTCCTCTCAACACGGTGAACAATATGTTCCGTGCCACCACCCATTCCCCTACGTTGGAAACTCTCGGCCCCATCTGCGTTTTCCTCGGAATTTCCATTGACCAGTTTTTGGGGATGGAACCAACAGAAGATTCTCCGCCCCCGGAAACCATTGAGGAAATCGTAAGCCGGGAACTGGACGTCTACCGTCAGGAGATCAACGGCCTGAATGCCCAGAACGAACTTCTCCGGGAATTTGTGGAACGTCAGTCCCACGGCATCCGCAACCGGGACCGTCTTTTGCGATGGATGTTGGTCCTTCTGATCTTCGCCTTGGCTTACGCCGCATATCTGGACTTGCACTGTCTAAACTTCGGTTTCTTCCACGGCTGATACACACGGGAGGTGTGCGCATGAAATGCAAAAACTGTAAGCGCATCATTGACGATGATTCCATCTTCTGCAAGTGGTGCGGCGAACGCCAGATCAGGGAGCGCAAAAAGAAGGACGAGATCAAAGTCCCCTCCCCACGTCAGTTGAAGTCCGGCAAGTGGAACATCGAACTGCGGGCCGAAGGGCAGAGTATCACGGAGGATACCGCCGCTCTTTGCGAAGCCAAGGCCCGCGCCATCCGTGCCGGCTTTCTGGAAGCCAAAAAGGACGCAAAATGCAGTCTCACGCTTCTTCAGGCGATTGACAGTTATTTGGAAAAAAATCAATCTCTATCCCCGTCAACGATTCGTGGATATGAGTGTATCAAAAAGAATCGCTTCCCCGGAAAGATCAATGCCAAAATACAGGATATATCAAATTGGCAGCAGGAGATTGACGAAGCCAGTGAAACCCTGTCCCCTAAAACGGTGTATAATTCATGGGGCCTTGTTTGCACCGTGATGCGGGACAATCATATACCTCCGCCGGAAGTCCGTCTCCCTCAAAGCATAAAAAAAGACCTTCCCTGGCTGACCTACCAGCAGATTCTTGTTTTTGTGGACGCTGTGAGCGGCAGCCGGTTTGAAGTGGGCGCGCTGCTGGCCCTTCACAGCCTCCGCCGGTCTGAGATATTCGGCCTATCTTGGGAAAACATCGACTTAAAGAAAAAGCGGATCAAAATTCAAGGCGCACGGGTTATGGATAAAAACGGAGACTTTGTGTATAAAAAGACCAACAAAAACGTTTCGTCTCAACGCACGATCCAAATTATGATCCCCGCCCTTTACGATATCCTTTCACAGAGGAAAAGTGCCGGCCTTCCCATTCTGGATTGTACTGAAAATTCTTTGCGCGGCGGCATCAACCTGATCTGCAAAAAGAATGACCTTCCTGAGTGTGGTGTTCACGGTCTCCGCCGCTCCTTTGCCTCCCTCGGTTTCCATCTTGGGCTAAGCGAATTGGAAGTGCAAGAAATCGGTGGATGGAGCGACCACAACACTGTTCACAAGATTTACCTGAAACTTGCCAAAGAGGATCGACTCAACGCCGAAAACAAAATGGAGCGGTTTTACAAAAACCGCGGCGACGACACCGCTTCGGACGCAGAACGCCCTCTCGATCAAAAGCCTTGTGCGTCCGCCTGACTTCCCCATGTTCCCCACTGCCAAGCCTCACATTTTACGAACGATTTTACGAACGCCGCAAAACGTCCATTTATTTTCAACAGTTATAGCCGTTTATTAGTGGGTTCAAATCCCGCCACTCGGACCAACCCCACAATCCTTGTGATTGTGGGGTTTTCCTTATATTTCAACGGGTTCAGCCGTTTTTGGATGGTAAAAATATTTTCCATTACGATAATAAAAAAGCCAAAAAACATACGTTTTATTTTCGATTTTACGAACGGTTTTACGAACGAAAAACCCCCGCTCCAAAAGCGAGGGTTTTTCGTTTGCATTATTTAACTTGCACGTCATCTACATAGCACCAGCTCTGGGGCGGGCGACCGATAACCCGGCCATCACAGTCCATTTTGGTGTAATTGTAATAAGGGCAGGCACAGCAATCGGCATCAACTCTACATAGCGTCTTAAACTCGCTCAATTCTTTCGGCGTATCATAAATGCGCAGGTTGGAGATATGCCAGCCGTAACAACGCCCCTTATCGCCGATATAAGCTATAATTTCTGCCTGAGATAAGCACGTCGCAGGGGAAAAGGCGGCATTTGTCGGACACCATAGCCTGCCGCCATCGTATGTGATCGGGACGATCCGCTCACAGGTAAACTCCCCGACGACCTTGCCGCCGCCGTAAAACTGTGGCCTTGGATAGTCCGTCGCAATGAAGTCCTCGTGCGGATATTTTGGCAGCGTGCAGTAGATATAGCACTTAAACGGCGTTTCCAGCTTCGGCTTGGTCTTGCGGACTTCGATAGTCTTTTTACCGTTGGCGATCTTCTCCACCCACTTCGGGCGAATGCTGATAAGTACGGCTTTACTCATTCTGTTTCCCCTCCATCGGATTGTCGTATACATTGCCAACTACAAGCGGACCTCTGCGTGGATCGCACATCCAGTATCCGCTCGACGGGTTATATTCCACTAATTCCGGCTTGTTTGAGAGCCGCCGCGGATTTGTCGAAATCACGAAATCACCCTCGAAAATCTTCTTACCATTCGTGTCCTTTAGCCCGGTGTATTGTCCGACAGTCATAGGGTCTACATCCGCTCTCAAATGCTGGTTCGGAAGTCCCCAGTCGGTCATCCGGTCAAAAACGATGTAATGTTTGGTGTTGTCCGGGTGTGCGGCATAGTCCCCTTGAAAGCAATAGGTCGTATCCGAAAGAGCCATGTAGTAACCCTCGTACCATGTTCCGCTCTCGGGGTCTTTTCCCCGAAATAATATCTCACGCATTCCGCTTGCCCTCCAATGCACGATCCGCCTCCTTGCGGGTAAGAAACACAGTCTTGCCGATTTCATCAACCGGTACGCCGAAAATGGATTTATCAACAAACCCGGCTACAATATCCCATTCAATGAATGTACAAAACAATTCCACACGAATTGCCTTTACTCGGTATTCGCTTATGGTTTTTCGACTTGTAACCTCATACACCGTATCGCCCACCTTGCACGGCGGCACCACCAGCCGCCCGTCTCTGTCGGCTTTGACCAACTGGCGGAACCTGTCCAGTGCCTCACTGGCTTTTTGGTTTCCGATTAAATCCTGAAGAAACACCACATAAGATTGAAACGCTTCCGGCGTCATGCCCGTGTCCTCGTAATCGGCAAGACGGTGGATAATTTCGCGGACATCTTCTGTATCGCAAAAAGCTTTGATAAGTTTCCCCGTAGTTTTACTAACAAAAGGGGATTTTGGGCGATAAGTCATACGCTCCATCACTTCACCTCCGGCGGTGCCGGCAGCCGCTCCTCCACCGGGATCCACCGCCGTTCAAGCAGCTCCGCGCTCTCCTTGGTCACCAGCGCAGCCGCTTCCCGCAGTTGCTCATTCTGCCCCCGCAGCTTCTCGATTTCCTCCGGCGTCAGCCCCGTGTCCTCGTAGGCGGCGAGGCGGTTTGCCGCCTCACCGCTTCCGCAATGATAAGACCAACACCCGTATTCTTCGTTCCAATAAGTCAATCGATCCATCTGATTACCTCCAAACCATATCGCATTTGTGGACTGCGCAATCTGTCAAAATAGCCTTGAAATCCCGGAACATGGCGCAGTCTTTTCTTCCAGCGTAGCCGTAGTGAATTTCATCATCATAGTCTCCAATCACTTTTAGGATCTCCTTGCAAGCCCCATAGTGGATACTCCCCTCTATATCCGGTTGAAGCAAAAAATCCACTATTTTTACGGAAACCTTTTTCTCTCGGATCAGTTCTTCTGTCCTTTTGTCAAAAGCATCAAAATACTGCTTCCGTGCTTCTCCCATAAAGGGGGCTTTGTCAATGCCCTGATAGTGATCCCAAAATACACCGCCGTACAGCTCTGCAACCTTATCCCTCAGTCGCTTAAATCCAAAATAGCCAAGGTCAATGCTCCGCCCGGTTTTCCGGCATAAAACTGTCACTCCCATTTTTATCTCCCCATCTCCATTTTTTCCAAATATTCCTCGATCCTGCCCTGTTCCGCCATGACAACTTCTTTCCCGATCTTCTCAGCGTAGGCCCGCTCCAACCGCGCCCCGGAACTCTCACGCCAGTCCGGCAGCAGAACCACGCAGTCCGCACAGTCGATCATGGCAAAGCAAATGCGCATATAATCGCCCTGCTCCATGCCGGTGGGAAGGTTCGCCGGGTTTAGGACACAATGTCCCATGGCAGTGAGGGCTTGCTCTGCCTTGGCAAACTTCTCCCGGTAGTTCGCATCCCCGGTGATCTTCCCGGCAATATACACACGCAGGTGCGCCCCGACCTGCATATCAAACGCCCGCTTCGCGGGCCGCTGCTTGCTTACAACTCTGATGTACTCAATCATCCTTGCTCTCCTTTGCATCCCGCATACGCAGTTCATTGACTGCATCCACAAGCTCGTTGATTTTATCGCTCATTGCAAAAATTGACGCATACTCAGTAAGTGACGGATTGACTTGGAATGGTTCAATCTTACTCTTTTCTTTCTCTGTAAGGTCATAACGCCCAATGCGATTGAACTGTCGGTGCGCCTCGTTGGCTGTAAACTCATACGTCATGGTTTCCTCATTGCTGAATTTCACGGTAATTATGTACCCCGTCACAATATCTTGGTAGCACAAAAGATCACTCTTGATGACACACCCCCGGTTGCCATCCTTGGTCTCAGCGTAGTCTCCGATACGAAATTCGTACTTCATCCCAAATGCCCCTCTCCACTCAGCAGTAAAATTATTGTATAAATGCTTGCACAAATTGCGAACGTGCCAAAGGCCCCAAACATTGTAGCGTATAAGGCGCATAGCATCGTTAATTTAGGTTTGTACTCAAATCCTTGTTGTTTAAGCAAGTCTTTTGCATAGAAAAAGATTTTACGGAAAAGGAAAAGAAAAACGATGCCAGACAGAATCACCATAAATTTTATTTGTCCTCCGTCTGTTTACAATATTGTTCGCAAAGATGGGCAAGTTCATCTCCTGAATAGTTTTGCCAATTTACATCAAGCTCGCACACCACGAATCTATCCTCTCTATCTTCACCAATACTGTTGTTGCCAGCTCTACATAATTGCTCAATCCGATTTCTTGTTTTCCATTGAGGTATATCAAGACCACAACAATAAACCATATTGCAAACTTTGCGAAACAAAACCAAAGATTTCATTTCTCTTTTCTCCTTTTTGCTCGATTTGGGCTTGGCTTACAACCATGAGAGTATAGTGTCCTACTCAACGCCTTAAACAAATCATAGCAGTTCGTAGCCATTTTTATTTCCCGCTCCCATCTCCGGCCGCGTCAGCGGACGATACACCGTCTGAATATCATTCTTCCATGGCGTCAGCCAGACGCACCACATCACGTCCATCAGCGGACTTCCCTTCTCACCGGGCAGCCGCTTTTTGAAAAAGAAATCCGGGCGCCACGTCAGCGGCAGAATGTAGCTGGGCGGGATCTCGTCAAACAGCTTTCGCCGGCACGTTGCGTTCCAATACTGCGACTTGAGCAGGAACGCAAAAGGCTTGCCCAGCTCCGCTGCTCTGCGGATAAATGCCTCCGCCAGCGAGAAAGGCGGGTTTGTGATAATCCAATCAGCTGCGTCAATGCTGGACTTCAAGAAGTCCGTCCCATCCAGAATGTCTGTTGCATAGACGGTCTCAAAGTAAGTTTGCAGCACACCGGCCATATCGCCCTCTCCCGTTGCCGGTTCCCACACGGACGTTGTGCGCGGAAGATTCAAAAAGCGCATAAGCGCCACCGTTACATCCGGCGGCGTGGGATAGAAGTCTGACTGACTCCGCCCATACGCACTGTTCCCGCCCGCTATCCTACTTGCATTCAAACTATCCATCCTTTTTCCCTCCCTCGATCACGGTAAATGCCCCTCGGCGTTTGACCGCCGCATGAGCCTCCTTCTGCTTCACCTGTTCCAGATACTCTTTATACTTCGCCGGCAGGCGAAATTTTTCGCACGATTTTCGCCACTGGCTCCGCTTCGTATAGTCCCCATCGAACCACTTGCACTCATCACAGCAATAGCAGACGTCCTCCACGTCCTCGATCTCCCCCGGCGTGAAGTATGCGCCGTATAACTCGCAGTTATAGAGACAGTTGTTGCAGACACACCTATAGCAGCTCATTCCGCATTCCCCTGCTTTACGTTCCAAGGCCAATTTCCGTGATCGTCATTTCGGTGACAGTCTCTGTTTTATCGAAAATCACATCTTCGCACGTTCCACCAAACCGCAAAAATCCATTTACCTCAACGAAGCCTTCCGGGTCCCACTTGATAGACTTGACAATACCAATCCTTTTAGAAGTACCGTCTGCCCGAAACTGAATGACCGGGACGTTCGTATCCCCCTTGCAGGAATTTTTAATAGCATCAATCGTATAAACAACACCGTTCGCATCCCGGAAGCGTGGGCCGTGGTCGCAACCACCTTTATCGTAATTCTCAGAAACAGGAAATCTCGCGTGAAATTCAACTGGTGTACATCTCATAAATCATTCCTCCTATCTTTAGCATAGCAACCCCCTCCAATAGGGTTTTTGCACACCCGCTTCACCTACCGCCTACCAGCACGTCACCTACCGACCGCCTGCGCCCCGCCCGAGCCGCGCAACCTAAGTACGTATTCCCCACATAAGCGAAGCGTTTTTTATAAAAATTTTTTTGGACCCCTTTTTGACTTTTCCGTTTTTTCCCCCGGTTTTCTAAACTACCCCCCCTTTATATCGGGAGGAAGGGCGACGGGGATGAGAACGTGGGAAAAAAAGAACGTGAGTGGAGGGGGAAGAGTTGTGGAGAGATTCTGCGCCGATCCGGTGGCCAGGTCTGTAAACCACCCCCCCACCCAGCCGGGGCCGTGGTCAGCTGGTCAGCTGGTCAGCCGGTGCCATTGGAGCGGAGGCGGGGCCGCTGGGCGGGTCTCGGAGAGGGTCAAAACCTGTTGCAAATGCCTAAACTGTTGCCATAATAAGCAATTATGGCAACAGTTACCGCCTTTTTTGGTGGTAAATGCAACAACAGCCCATGCCACCCTTGTGCAACCTGACGAAAGACGGCGGGAGCCGTGGCCGCGGTCGGTTCTCTGGTCCTCGGTGCCGGTGTCCGGGTCAGTCCTCCGATGGTCGGCGGCTGGCCCGCTGACGGTTCCCGGTCTGGCATGGTCAGCGGTGGCCGTGGAGGTCGGGCCGATGCAATCAGCCGGAACAGACCCCCGGCGGTGACTCCTCCACCCCTTCCCCCTTTTCCCTTGTCCATTGCTTCCGGTCCTGCGGGAGTGCTCCGCGCTTTTCTTCATCCGGGTAAAGCGTCCGGGGGTTCTATGGGGTACGTTTTAGAGTACTATAATAGACCGCGCCCGCAATAAACGCGCCTGCGCGCATAGGGGTTAAAAATAGCCGCCTGGGGCGGCGTAGGGTGCAAGCGGCTGCGCGGCGTGGGTCTGTGGTGCGGTGCTGGGCGGTATTGCTCAGAGGGCACGAGAAAAGCCCGCGGGGGCATTCCCTGCGGGCTGGTGGTGGCGGGTGGTATTAGGTTAAAAACAACTCGCCGTTGATCTCAAGGCTGACGGCCTCTTGTTTCATTTCGCGCTTGATCTTCCGACAAATAGCGACGATCTCGGCGCCGTGGCGCTCGATGTCCTCCGCTGCGGCGTTGCTGTAAACGATGGTGATGGCCTCGCCCACGAGTCCGGCGGACTGGCTCACCCAGTAGCCGCGGGCCTCGGTGGCGGTGGCTCCGCCAAACATGGCGGATAGCTTTGCGGCGACTTCCTCCACCTGCTGCCGGTTGTCGGTGGGGTGGTCGGTGTCGGTGGTGCTGGGCACGTAGATAGCCACGCGGGAGTTGAGGCGGACGACGCCGGGGATCGTATCGAAAAAGCTCTTTTTCATTTCGTGTTCCTCCTAAAATATGTTCGTGGTTGGTGGTGTTGTGCTGTTCTTTATGATCCTATTATATATAATTCTGTAATTATATCAAGGTTCAAAATAACCAATAATTCTGTAATTATATTGTTGAAATTGTATATTTACAGAATTATATATAGGGTGGTAAAATATTGACAGTAAAGGAGGCGGAAACGTGGACGGACTAACGGTTATCATCAAGAAGCAGCCGCAAAAATATTTAGACAAGCTGCCGGAGCCTGAACGGGGCCGGGTAGCGGCGGCGGTGGCCGGATTATCAACCCTTTCCGGCGATATTGTCCCCTTGCGGGGTGCTGGCTCTCGCATGTACCGGTTGAAAATCTATCATTACCGGGCAATTTTTCAGATCGACACGGACAAAGAAACCGTTACTGTAAAAGAGATCAATACACGCGGAGACATATACTAAAACAGAACCAGAAGCCGAATAAAGAAGCAGAAAAAGCAGCATAAACAATCGTATTGGGGCATTGAAAGGAGCATATAACATGAACGAAGCATTACGCGCACGACTGGCAGAAATTGACGCCCAGCCCGCCGAAAATCTCACCCGGGGAGCTGCGGCCAGCCTTGCCGCCGCGGAAGCTATGGACGACGGAACCTCCGAAAATATAACCGACTATATCGAGCGGAAAACCAAAACCACAAAAGCCCAGCAAGCAGCCGTTCGCAAGTATGTAAAAAAGACTTATGACAGAATGGATCTTGTTTTACCGAAAGGGCAAAAAGCCGTTATAAAGACTTGCGCCGCCTCCCTGGGAGAAACGGCAAACTCTTTTGTAAATCGTGCTATTTCGGATGCACTCGCAAAATATCAAGCCAACGCCTGACCCCCAAAACGCAGAACAGCGACCCGGAAAACCTCCGGGCCGCTGCTTTTTTTATTCTGCTTTTTCTTCCGGCTGATATTCCATGATCTCACCCGGCTGCACGTTCAGTGCTGCACAGATTTTGCATAAAACATCCGTTGTCACGCTATCCCCTTTCCCCAGTTTGGCCAGCGTAGGCGATGAAATCCACTGCAAGAGATCCGTTTTTTTCATCCCCCGGCGGGCCAGCAGGTCAAACAACTTAAAATATCGCATCATCTTTTTTCACCTCGCCATATTTAGCATATCTTAACACCGGCAAAATGTCAATAAAAAAAACATTTGCAAGTGCTAAAATAACTGTTGACTTTTATATTAGTATATGCTAATATAATATCAACTAAAGCAAAGCGAATTTTCACACCGTCAAAAGCCAAGGAGGCCGAGATCATGAGTTTTCACCTTTTTATCCTCGTTCTGGGCGCTGGCACCTTTGCCCGCCTGATGTTCTGCGTGGTGGACCGGATCGAGGCCCGCCGCTAAATCAAAATCAAGGAGGATCCCACCATGAAAATTGAAATTCGTTCTCTTTTTTCCGGCTGGCAGACCGTAGACCGTGAAACCGCCGCCCGTTTCGTTTCTCACCTGCTCCGCAATATGTCCGCGATCCCTGCCGCCCAGCGTCCCGCCTATATCGAGGCACACCGGCTCCGGGGCTGCACCGTCTCCGACCTGCTCCCGGCTCCCGTGGCCGGTGAGACCCGACCCGGCGATTTCGTAGCCATTCCGGGAGGTTGGGCGCTGGTGTCCAGTGTCTACCGCTTGACCCCTGAACAGGCCAACGAAAACGCATTGCTGTACCTCGACCGCTGGGAGGGCGTGGACTTCAACGGCCACCCCACCGGCGGAACGCTTCAAGGCTCCGCCCAGCTTCCCACCTCCCAGAATTGGAGGATCTGAACAGCCCCGCCAACTAAAAGGAGGACCACCACATGACAAACTACCAGACCCGCAAAGCCGCCGCCCGTGATGCGGCGATCATGGCCCAGCAGGAAGCCGCCGAACGGGTGCAAAGCTGGGAAGAAGTCGCAGAGGCCGCCGACCGTCTGGAACGGCTGGCCCGCCGTTTTGGTCTCCTGCGGGAGTTCCGGGAAAACGGCCTTATCTGAACAGAAAAGGAGGATCACCCCATGTTTAACAGTCTTTATCATGCCGAGATCGGAGGCGGCTACACCCTCCGCCGGAAAGTCATCATCAACGCCGCGGACCTGCGGCCCCTGGGCGGTCAAATCGAGGTGGCCGCCATCATCGAGAACGGCGACGAGCTGAACAGCACCACCGTTACAACGGAGGCCGCCGCGCTGGCCGCATTCCATTCCATGGTCCAACAGTACGCCGAACCCCTGCAAAAAGCCGTGGACGCCGCCGGACTGGTTCCGGGCCGGAAATATACCCTTGTATATCTCTCTGAGTTTGGTTTCCCCATCGCGGAGAAAATCACCTTTCACGGCTGCACCCTCACCACCTACGCCCAGCACGCCGACGTTGTGCGCCTGACCTACACCCCATACCGCAAGCGCTCCACCCGCGGCCGGCTGTTTCTCGGTTCTTCTTCCCTGCTGATCTTCAACGGCTGGCAGGATCTGCCGGAAACCGCCACGCACGAAACCCTGAAGGAGGACGAGAAAATCAAGATCACCCGCAGTAAATACGGCTGCTTTTCCGCTTCCTATATTGAGGACGCCGCCGCCCTGCTGAAGGACCCGGTTATGATCTTCAAAAGCTACCAGACCGGCGCCAACGGCCAGCGCTACGCCTGAACAGCAGCACCCGGACACCTTGGAGCCGCCGCACCGATAAAAGCGACGGCACCCCAGAAAGCCAAAATCTACACATTCAAAACACAATTTCAGGAGGTTTTACCATGAACGACAAGAACAACCGCCCCATGAAAACCGGCGACGTGGTGGAGATCACCGGCGCATACTTCAAGAATGACAACGGCCTTTACTTCGTCGAGCACACCCCCGGCGATCCGAATTGGAGCGGCCGGGATCACTGCCTCCGGCGCATCAAGCGCAACGGCGAACTCAGCACCGCAAAGGATAACATTTGCTTCTGGCCCATTTCCGCCTTTGTGAACAGCCGGGACAAGCGGGCCGCCGCCAACGAGTGGAACCGGGAGCACGCGGAAATCGAAATCAAGACCTTCCCCCACACGGAACACATTGCCGCCTATTTTGCAAGCGAGGCGGACAGCCTGGACGCAACGATCAAGCGCTATACATGGGACTTTGGCGAGGACTGCCAGACCGTCAAGGACACGAAAGAAACGCAAGCCTTTTACCGCTCCGTTGCTGACGGTCTCCGGGCTGAACAGCCCACCGCCGCCACCGCACAGACCAGCGCAGCAGCCACCGAACAGCCCGAACAGCAGACCCCCGCCACCGGCACAGGCGCAGAAGCGCCCGCGGAACAGTCGGAGGCCACCACCGCAGAACAGGCAGAACAGGCAGAACAGGCAGAACAGCCCACCCCGGAAAATCGGCCTGAAACGGTCCCGCCTTATGGTTCCATCGACGAGGAAACCGCCCGGAACGCCCACTATTGCATCCACATGAGCGACTACGAACCCGGCAGCGCCACCGCCAGTTATCGAAATTCCGTGAATAGCGCCGCCCATCTGGTAGAACAGCAGAAGGCCCGCACCAGCGCTTTCTATCATGACAAACTGGATGCCCTGCTTGACCGCTACGCCCGCCGCCTTGCCCAGTGGACGAACGATTACAACCGCAACCAGGCCAGCTATCCCAGCCAGTTTATCGCCGGGGCGGGTAACTTCAATATGCGCAAGCATAACCGCCAGATGTCCCGCGAGGACTCTCTGTGGGAGGAATACCGGCAGATCGAGGCAATTCTGGACAAGATCCGCAGCGTCGGCACAGGCCCGGTAGACCTGGCCGACCCCCACGCCCGCGAAATGCTCACCGAGCACCTGAACAGCCAACGCCAAATGTTGGAGGACGCCAAGGCCGCAAACGCCTACTATCGCAAGCATAAGACCCTTGCCGGCTGCCCCGGCTTTACGTCTGAACAGGTCGCGAACCTTACCGACCCGAACAGCTTTGATATTCGCGTTCACGGTTCCCCCTTCCCCGCTTACGAGCTGGCCAGCATCCGGGGCAAGATCGAGCGGACAGAACAGCGCCTCGCGGAGCTTGACCGCAGAGAACAGCAGGCCGCCGAACCTCAGACCGGCACCGCCTTTGACGGTGGACAGATCGTCCGCAATATCGACCTGAACAGACTCCAAATCCTTTTTGACGCCATCCCCGACGCCGACACCCGCGCCGCCCTGAAGCAAAACGGCTTCCGCTGGTCTCCGAAAAATCAGGCATGGCAGCGCCAGCTCACCGACAACGCCGAACGCGCCGCCCGTCAGGTCCTCCGCCTTGCCTGAACAGCGGCAAAAACCCCCTTGGCCCACCCTGCTACAATGAAATTAAGAACTGAACAGCCCGCCCCGGAGGTCACGAGGGCATGAAAGGACAACCCCATGTTTATGGTTTACTTCAAAGGCCCCAGGGACAAACAGCATAAGCCCATGAGCCTGAACACCGGCGAGCTGTTTAATCGCCTGGTTTATGCGCCCGTCTACAATGACGATCTTCTCCCCGCCGTTAAGTCATGGATTGACCTGAACAAAAAGAACGCCCCGGATTGTTCAATCCAGTGCCGCGTCCCCGGCACCTCGAAGATCCTATACGCCTGAACAGCCGCACAGAAAGGAGAATACCATGTACTTTCTCGAAAATTACCGCGGCTTTGGCGTATACCTGATTGGATCGGGATATATCGCCCGTAACCGCGAAAGAATTTTAACCGCAAAGACCTACGCCGAAATGATCCAATGCATCAACCTCTGGACCTGCTGTTGAAAGGAGCGCAACCATGAAAACCGCCGGATATTGGGAGTGCAGAAACGAGATCATCGCCGCGCGGCTCCCCGCCCCGCACAAGTACGAACCGTTTACCGAGCTTTTCAACGTGGACAAGCTCGACGCCATCCGCGACAAATACGGCGTTGACCTTTACCGCGAGTGCTACACAGACGTAGCCCGCGAGGTCATGGCCACTGCAAGAAATGAACAGAAAGGAGCACATACCCATGTTGAACACTGAACAGGCCCTCACCCGCGTTTTGCAGATCGTCCACGCGCTGGACGAGGACGAAGCCGCCATTTATAACGCTGTCAGCAAAAACCCCTATGAATGGAAAAGCGCCGTCGGCCCCATCCCCCAGCTGTATTTCTTCGAACAGGATCTCCGCCGCACGTTGGTGGAGGAAGCTGCTGCCAAGTCCGGGAACCGTTCCGCCTTTACCGCTGCTCGCCGCATCTGCGACGCAGCCGTGCGAACGAACAGCCACCGCCCCGCCGAACAGGGCTTCTGGATCGACGAGGAAGGCAAGCAGTGCGTCTGCGACGGCTTCCGCGGCTTCCGTCTGAACAGCCCCATGGAGCTGACCGCCGCGCCGGAACTCACCGCCGACGGTTCTCGGTTCAATCTGGCGCAGGTCATCGCCCCCATCCGCAAGAACACCCTGCGCCTCACCCTTCCCACTGTGACAAAGGTTCGGGCGCAAATCAAAACGGACCGCGCGGAATGGGCCGCTAAGCGCCGCCGCAGGAGCGAGACCTTCAAAGCCAGTTATGATTTCGGCCCCGGCCTCCCCAGCGTCGATGCCAACTATCTGATCGACTTCCTTCAGCTGTTCCCGGACGGCGAAGCGTTCACCTCTGAACAGAAGCCCTATATCACCCCCATCTATTTCCGGTCCGCCAACGGTGAAGGCATTCTCTGCCCTGTCCGCAAGGCCGCCGAAGCCGCCGTCTGAACAGCGGCGCAGGAAAGGACATTTTTATGATCGCATATCTGGAAACGAAAAATCGCTACGGCGAGAAAGAACTCTGTGCGCTTGTTGATGGCGTTGAAATCGCCAGAATCACGAAAACAGAAAATATGGGGAAGCCGCAATATTGCGTCGGTATTACATGGGAGCGTGAGCGCTCGGAGTTTTTAGGGCGCGCCGCCACCATTGCCGGAGCCAAAAAGCTGATCCGGCAGTGGGGTGAACAGCACCTCACTGAGGTTTCCCAGAGGACCACCGGGCAGGATGTGAAGCGTCTCCCTCAGTTTTCCGACACCGGTTTTTACCACACGCCCTCCAAGCTGGCTGGGCGGATGTTGGCAGGCGTCCGCTGGAAGGATGTTACCGCGATTTTGGAGCCGTCAGCCGGAAAGGGTGATTTGGCGGATGCCGCCCGGAAATTCGTTGAGGATTACCACAATGACCGGAAGGTCTGCGTAGACAAGCGGGAACCGTATATCGACTGCGTAGAGATCGACCCTGATCTTGCCTTTATCCTGAGGGGCAAAGGCTATCCCGTGGTCTCCGATGATTTCCTGACTTTCCATACATTCAAGCAGTATGACCTGATCCTCATGAACCCGCCCTTTGAGAACGGAGATGAACACCTGCTCAAAGCGTTGTCGCTTATGGAGCGCGGCGGCCAGATTGTTTGTCTGTTGAATGCGGAAACCATCCGAAACCCCTACACCAACCGCCGAAAGGTCCTGCGTCAGAAGCTCTCAGAGTACAATGCAAAAATCGAATTTATCGAAAATGCGTTTGCCCACGCCCAGCGGAAAACCAATGTGGAAATCGCCATGATCTTCGTTGACATTCCCTACCCAAAGCCGGAGTCCGATATTTTTGAGCATTTAAAGCGTTCTCTTGAAGAAACATACACCGCTGCGGATGGCCCAACCGCCTTGGCGTCTGCCGACTGGCTGCAAAACATGATCGACGGGTTCCAGTTTGAGGCAGAGCTGGGGAATAAGCTGATCCGGGAATATCAAGGTCTCTGTCCCTACCTGATGAATGGCAGCACCACCTATGAAAAGCCGCTCCTGGAACTCACTTGCACGGAAAGGGGGCGCGGAAATGACGCTGGACTTCCTAACGTCTATCTCCGGGCACTTCGCGGCAAGTATTGGCGTACTCTGCTGTCCCGCCCGGAACTCACTGGCAAAATGACCTCCGCCATGCGGCAGGACTATCAGGAAAAAATCGAAACCCTCTCCGCCTATGACTTTAGCCGGTACAATATCGAAACCGTCATGCGCGAGATCGCCCACCAGCTTACACAAGGCGTGGAAGAATCCATTCTGAATCTCTTTGAGACCTTCACGGCGAAACACGCCTGGTATCCTGAGTGTGCCAACAACATCCATTATTACAATGGCTGGGCCACCAACAAGGCCCACAAAATCGGCATGAAGGTGATCGTCCCGGCTTCCGGCTGCTATGCCGACTCATGGCGCGACGAAAAGCTGGACACATACCGGGTCAATTCCATGATCTCCGACTTGGAGCGCGCTATGAACTATCTGGACCGTGGCGAAACTTACTGCCATATCCCGGTAGACGGGGCTGTTCGCCTCGCAAATGGCGTCAACAGTAATAAGGCATCCTTCACTTATTTTGACTGCGTTTTCTATAAGAAAGGCACTTGCCATATCAAGTTCAAGCCTAACGCAGTTCGTATCATTGACCGCCTGAATATCTTTGCCGGCCAGCACAAAAACTGGCTTCCCCCTGTCTATGGAAAGAAGCATTATCAGGACATGACACCGGAGGAACAGGCAGTGATTGACGAGTTCCAGGGCGAAGCAGCTTACGAGTCCGTATTGTCTGACCCGTCTATGCTGATTTCCGCTGGGGACATTGCCCTCGCCGCCCTTCCGTCCTCCGATCCACGAAAGGAACCGCCCCAGTTTTAGTCCCAGAAGTCCTAAATGTCAAAAACCCCCTTGGAGGGGTATCGTATAATAAAATCAAGGGCGAGATAGACGCCGCCCTTGCTTTCCATCTTTCTATCTTCCCTCAAGCACGGCGGCTGCCGGCCTACCCAACGGCAGCCGCCAAACTCCAAAACAGTATGGGCGAAAATCGTGCGGACACGGCGCAGACTCACACCCTGCGCGAACAGGGTTTTTGGCTTGTCCTCTGTTCTCCCGGTTCAACTCCGGTTTCGCTCACCAGCGGCGCAGATGCCGCACGTAGTTATCTCCTACCTTCCAAGCGTGGCCCGTAAGTACACGCTCGCCGTTCTCGGAGCGGTGCCCCGGTGCAACCCCGGCAGGGCATACGCGGATATAGTTCATCGGCAGAACGGCGGCTTCCCAAGCCGCGAAGGTGGGTTCGATTCCCATTATCCGCTCCAAGGGCGCAAGGCAACGCCCTGCATGGATCGCAAAGCCTCCTGAATGTGTATGACAGCCCGGAAAGACGGGCCGCCACATCACCCGTCATGGCGCAAACAAGGCGGGTCTATGCAGATGTCCAACCGGTGCTTTTTGTCCTTTCCACCCGGTAGCCGGGGACCTCTCCGGCCATCTGCACCATGCCCTCCCACATAAGAGGTGGTTACTCTATAAATTGTAGTGGGCATGAAACCTCCATATCTGGCAGTGGAGTCGGCGGGTTGATACAGCCGCTATCGGGATGGTTTTCTCAGAGACACTTGAGCAACCTGACAGCCGGGAAAGACCGGCACCTATATGCAGACGTAGCTCAGTCGGCAGAGCACCGCGCCAGGAGGTATGCGCTGGTTCAAGTCCAGCCGTCTGCACCAATTTTCCGTGGACACCGCAAGTGAACAGCGTTTTAGCGGGATAGTCGGATGGGTGATGCGAAGTCCTGAAGTAAGCCCCTCAAGTGTCGATGATGTAATTGCGCCTATGATCCTCTGGCTAAAGCGGCACACGGATAGGATTTGACAGCCTGGAAAGACAGGCAAACATAGGGGTGTAGCCAAGCGGTAAGGCAAGGGACTTTGACTCCCTCACGCGCTGGTCCGAATCCAGCCATCCCTGCCATTGAAATTTTAGGAAAGGAGGATGTCCCATGAACAAGACTGAACTGATCGCCGCCGTGGCGGAGCGTTCCGGCCACACCAAGCACGATACCGCCATCATGATGGATACCGTGTTCACCGTCATTGAGGAATCCCTGCTCAACGGCAGCGAGGTCAAAGTCCCCGGCTTCGGCAAGTTTGCCGTGAAGCACCGGGAAGCACGGGTGGGGAAAGACCCCCGTACTGGCGAGGAAAAGGAATTTCCCGCCAAGACGGTTGCGGTGTTCCGCCCCGCAAAGCCCCTGAAGGACGCCCTGAACGGCTGATACCCCCATTTCGTAAATCGCCCACAGAAGCCCTGTAAGCGCCCCTTGAGTTTCGTGGGGTAAGTTTTAGCCCCTCGCCTCTCTCTTATCTCTCAGGCCGCTTGTGGGGCCGTCAGCGCAAGAATTTTAATCAAGACCATACTCATACCGAAAAAGGGGGAACGGTTTCCGTTTTGGAAAAGGTTCCTCCCTTTTTTATCTCGACATTCCATGCAAAAGCGCCTATAATTTCCCCATAAAAAGGAATTACACACCTGAAGGAGATTTTTACGATGAAGATCATGAACCCCGCCGCCATGAACCGATACAATGCCCTGCGGGAGGCCGCCGGTAAGATCGACCGTCTGGTCCCCCAGGTCCGCTTGCTGGACCAGCCGCCTCATGAGAACCGGGAGAACGCCTCCGTTGCGCTGGAATTCCCCACTCCCCTTGTGGTTCTTAATTCCACCATCCGTCAGGCGCTGTCATTCCTGTTCTGCCAGTGCGACACCGTGCAGACGGACAAGACCGACCGGGGCATCTGCTTTACCTTTACCGTCTCTAAAATCTGGATCACGGAGGAAACCACATGAACTTGAAAACCAATGTCACCCGCCGGGACTTCGCCTTCAGCGTCACCGCCGAGACCAAGGCGGGAGAGCTGCGGATGTTCGATCATACCGTTGACGCCGAAAGCGAGGAAGCCGCCCGCCTGCTCCTGATCTCCTATCTGGAAAGCCGGGGAATGGAACTGGTGGAGGCCCGTCTGACCGGTGCGGAATAACGAGGTGCACTGCATGAGTAATCAAAACGCCGACATGAAAGCGCTGGCCGATAACTTCTGGAATAACTACTTTCGACCCAAAGTGGCGGATGCTACCCGCTCCTGCCTCCGTCTGGAAAAAGCCACCGTAAAAACCGCCCCCAGCGGCGGCACCGTGGCCGTCCAGTTTCCCTTTGACGAAGCCGTTCTAAATCTGCCCTACGCTTCGTCCCTCTCCGGTCTCACTGCCGGACAGTCCGTCTGGGTGGGCATCCCCTACTCCGACCTCTCCAACGGCGTTGTGATGTTCGACGCCACCTTTCAGAACCTTTAAACGGAGGCACCAATGAAAAACAGAGTAACAGTCAGACACGGGATGCTGTCCGATCTGAAAACGTATCTGGTGCAAAGCGGTTGGAAACTCGAAGATCCTGTTGGCGAATATGAGGTTTTGCGTGCGAGGAACCCAAACTATCAACGCCCGCTGCTGGTTCACAACCGCTCTGAGCGCGGAATCGGATACAGCATCGACGAGCGCGATATGAAGATTTACAGCGGATGGAGGCGAAACCGCCGCAAGCGGGGACTCTCTCCTGACTTTCCGACAGAGGAAGAAAACGCGGCATACTGGCGCGGAGAAATCCAATAAGCAAACAAATCAGCAAACAATCAGCAAAGTCTAAGCAATATTTAAGCAACCTCTAAGCAAGTTGTAAGCAAGTTAAAAAGCAAAGCCGCCCGTGGTGGGCGGCTTTTTCACAGGCGCTTGACTTCTCCTGCAAAATGCGATATGGTCAAACTATCAGGAATTTGGGAGGTTTTTGATATGGCACTGATAAAATGCACCGAATGTGGCAACATGGTCAGCGACAAGGCGGACCGCTGCCCTCATTGCGGATGCCCTGTCCCTATCATCCTTGGCGAATCCGAAAAAGCACCGGAAAAACCGCTTGCGGAGGAACCGGCGCAGAGTCCTGCCCCTCCCCTGAAAGCATCGGCCCCCGCAGTGAACCCGGAGCCGCAAGCAGCGCATGATAAAAAGGTTCAGCAAGGGTTTATTTTTGCAATGTGCCTGGTTGTTCTCTGCATCATTGGCGTAGTGGCGACTTCCGCAAACCAGCCGGTCCCCGCAAAAAGCCCCACCACCCCAACCACGCAGACCAGCGGACATTCCTCAAAACACACCCCGTCCTCGTCCTCGTCCTCATCCTCGTCCTCCGGCAGTTCCTCAACTATAAATACCGCCCGCCATTCCGATGAGGACGCATTTTACTGCGCGACGCTGATCGTAGAGGACTATCTGAAAGCGCCGTCCACCGCAAAATTCTGCAAGCTATCGGATGCCACCGTGACCCATTTGGGAAACGGTGAGTATATGGTCACAGGCTGGGTGGATGCGGAAAACTCCTATGGAGCCATGATCCGCAGTGATTTTGTTGTCACCTATACCGCCACCGAAAAAGGCTTTAAAAACGGGAACGCCATTATCGGATAACGATTGAAAAAGACCGCCCTTCCGGGCGGCCTTTTCTTTGCCGCTGCCCTTGACTTTTGCCAGACAAAATGCTATAATACTTATGCCAGGCAAAATAGGAGGTGATCATCCCCATGTCTGCCGCAAAGCTGGGCCGTCCCACAGACAACCCCCGCCCTCACAAAATCAGCATCCGCATCAATGACCGTAGCCAGCAGATTTTAGAAGCCTACTGCCGGGAGCAGAATGTCACGAAAACGGAAGCCATTGAGCGCGGGATCACCCTGCTGGCGACCGCCAAACCGATATAA